GCTAAATTGGTTTGTCTTACCAGGCGACGTGTTTGACGTAGACGCCACCATCTTGATCGATGCGCGCCATAATTGTCACGTCGTGAACTGTGCCGATTGCGAAGACTTTGTACACGCCGGGGACGCGAACAGGCGTGAGCATAGCGTCTGCCCAGTGAGGGTAGACTGCTTTTGCTACCGCCAAAACTTTCGCTTCGTCGGTGTTTGCCATCTGCGCGACAGCTTCGCCGACCTTGTTTTCTTCGACATACGTCATGATAAACATCCTCCTTAAAGATGTGTGGATCGTAGGTTTTCGTCAATTTAGTACAAGAGATCCTACTAAACTCTCATACACCACGATAATATATATTCATAGGTGGGGGTAATGTCAGATTGTAAAATCGTCACAAAGGAGGGGTTTCGAATCCCTCCTATAAAACGCTTATTGTTTGCTAACCTGCTGGATAGTGAATACCATAAACGAATACAGAGCTCGTCTGAAATTATTCAGTGTGCCTATTCGATTAGTTTTCTTATAGTGCGCCGAATATTTATTCAACCACTTATCCAGTATAACCTTGATTTTGATAACGTTCTCATTGGTAGTATTGGCTTGTCCATATAACTCTCCACAGAAGAAATAGAAATCATTCGACCCTATCAACTCTTTACGGTGATGAGTTTCAAATATGAAGATATAGATCAGCGAAGAAACCATATACTTTATATCCCCACGATTTTCGTTATCACCACAAAGATTTATCGCTGTATTACGAAGCTCATTTACACTAATGGCACAAGATTTGGCTGCCAAAGTAACCAATTTCATATCAGGTCCTTCCGTAGCCAATTTTAACACAACCGCATTAGCGATACGTTCGATGATAATTGAATCGTTTTCGGTCATTCTGAAATCATCCGGGTCATTAGAATCTTCGGTCTCGTTCATATAGGACCCCTTCTTCTCATTCTCATAGAATAAGATTGCAATTTTCTTAATAAGAGAATTCAGTCTGGTCTTATACGCATGAACATAATCCGTGATATCTTTATCAGTTCCTCGAATGATATTTTTCAGATAAGTCTGATTGCACAAGAAAGTCGTTTCCAATAAAGCGTGGTAGAAAGTTTCTGTGTTTCTAACCTTGAACTTATTTGACAAATTGGCGATGGTATAATCCATGACATTCTTATTTGGCTCATATTTGAAATATTTTGCGTGAAGGGTTGGATAGAATGATAAAGTGAAGTACGTTACCATCGCTTTCATCATTCGTTCATCTTTCTTGATAGCGAAATGTCTTATGCAGAAAACTGATAATGAGTTAAAAGGGTTATTCATTATCTGCCACTGACCTTTGATATAAGTAGATTCTTTGAGAATCAATTTAACTTCTTCGGGATTTATTCCAAGGATATTGTAGAACTTCGTATATTCATCGTCCATAAAGAATGTCCGATATACCGGACCTGATGTAGACAACTTAGCAACATTTTTGTCGATGTATTGACCGATGAGTTCTTCGAGGGCACTAACTGTTTTTGGGCTGCTAAGAGCAGCTCGAACTTTAGGCTCGAGTTTGTGCAAAAGCACTGAATTATCCGCCATTTCGTCCATCCTTTCTATCGTTTGTTATCCATTTGTCTCGGGTCATCACAAAGCAATAAAAACAGAAAGGAGAATAACCGATGTTATGGACTCCAACTCACAACTTCAAACTTCCGAAACAACCAGTTATGGAAGAATACTACGGTACTCCAACAAATATCGCCAAAGCATTGATATACTTAACAAAAATCGTTGACGATATAAACAAAAGTACGGAACTCGAACTTATAAAAGCTGATTACATTAGCTGGAAAGAAAATCTTGAGATTCAAAAGCTCTTCGAAAGAGAGTTTGGATTTAAAGAACAATATATATACTGGTTAAACGAAACGGTTCCAAACGCATATACTATTGTAGGAGGAACTATCATCAACTCAAATCCTGGTATCACTTCAAACTTTTTTAAAGACAAAAAAGCTAAATATTATGACAATCGACACAGTTATATCTGTAATGTAACTGTCATAACCGCTCTTGTCAAAAATATGCAGTTAACTCCTCGTGAAACAATGGGAATAATACTCCACGAAATTGGTCACAATTTCGATAATTTGTGGACTACCGCGATTTCTTGGATTACTCATACATTGTTCGGCGGATTTCTCATTGGTGAAGTGTTAAGATATATATTTAGATGGGAACTTGAGGGCAAAGCGTTGATGCAAAAACATTTTCCAGTATTTTTCAGAGTGCTAGATTTGTTAACCACTATGCCTTACCACCTTAACGTCATAAATGTTCCTAATATTACATTAATGAGAGAAATAATAGCAGGTGCTTTACCATTGAGTCTGATAACCGGAACCAGATCGGAATACTTCGCAGATTCATTCGCTGCAAAGTATGGTTTCGGTCCTGATTTGGCGACTGCTACTGCAAAATTTAGCGATGCGAGAAAATCTGGTGGATATGCCAAAAGAGCAGTTTATCAAGTCCCAATTCTTAGGACAATGCTAGATATAGTTAACGGACCGATAGAACTCTTTTTACAAATATTCGACCCTCATCCAACTGATGAAAACCGTGTGTTGTCAATACGACAAAATCTAGTAAACGATCTGAATGATCCCGATGTACCAAAAAATTTCAAACCAGAAATACGCAGGCAAATTGAAACTATTGATAATCGAATAAAAATGGATCAAGAAAATGCCATCGAATCTGGACTGTATTTTCAAGCTCTACGAAAATTTGTCACTTACAACTGTCCGCTCAAAGACTTCTACCACAGATAAACAAAAAAAACTAGGGTGCTGACATGATTTGGTCAGCACCCTATAACCGCGTTTATTTCTTGACGATTTTCACAATGAGATCGCCTTTTTTGATCGGAATCAACTTATTGCCTTTACCCATTTTATACTGGGCTTCAACATCTATAATGTCGAATTCGAATGATCCTTCCTTCGTAACTGCAACGTATGTGTCTCTATCCGTGACTCCGTGTGCATACAGCATCATATCACCTTCACGCAAACCAGTAATGACATTGCTGTCTTTGTTACGGGCTTGACTATTGAGATTCTCGAGTTTGATTTTCTTAACATACCCTTTCATAGTCACAATCAGAAGGTATTCGTCTTTCGGTGACAAAATTACCGTATCGCGCACATAATCGTTTTCATCAATCTCGATTGCCTTAACACCGATTGTATTCCTTGCTGTATCGGACACTGTGTCGGTGTGGTATCTAAGACCTTGACCCATAAACGTAAATGTTATAATATCGCTGTCGTCATCGATATACTTGACAGAAATCAATGAGTCATCTTCGCGAATCTTTGCCCCGATGGAACTATTCTTCAATCCGACATATTCGCTGAATGCAGTCTTTTTAATGATACCACATTTGGTAGTAAACAAGAAGTATCCGTTGCTACCGGGTTTGAAATCAGGATGATACAACGAGCCATCTTCCCTGAGAATAAACACCGCAACTATAACCGCATTGTCAGATTTCGAGAATGTACTGATTGGATAACCGAGATGTGATAAATCGACACCTCGAATTGTTTTTATCGGGATACAATGAACTCGTCCAATTGAATCAAAGACTAATAACGTATCGCGATTAAACACATTCACTTTGACTTCCATGGGAACATCATCGGCTGCTATTTTGCCTATATTCTTAACATTATTAGCGAGCTTCTTAATCATTCCTTTTGCGGTCACGATAATGGTGTGTTCAGTATTCGGAACGTAGCCTTTACCGGGAAGAGTTATGACTTTAGAACGTCTGGGTTCACCGTATTTCTCGATGCCTTCTCTTAACTCTTTAACGATGACTTTATCGATCTTCTTGGTAGTCTTAACCAAATCGATCAATTCTTCAATATCTTCAACGAGTTCGTCACGTTCTTTCTTGTATTTCTTCCGGATTCCTTTTACGTTTTCGTATTGTCGCATATTAGCAATCGCGTTCGCTTGAACTGTGTCGATATCATATTCAGAGATAAGATTCTGAATCAAATCATCGCGCGATTCGGAATCGCGAATTATCTTAATCGTTGTCGAATAATTGTCTTTGCTAAAGACCTCGAGCATCTCGTTTATTTGATGTACTCTAGCTTTCGATTCAACGATTTTGCGATGATAAAATCTGCGTTTGAAATCTCGTCTGTAAGCAATCCATTGTAACAAACACTGTTCGACAGAATACCGCTGAATACACAGGTCTGATGTGTTTTTGCTGTCGATTACAGCAACCTGTGCTGAGAACGGTGCGCGCGTGCCGAGTTTTGTGCTATAAAGGAGTTCACGGACTTCGTCAAGGTTTACTTCAGGTTTGAAGCAAAGAGTTATCTTAATAACCTCACCTTGACATTCGTTTTTCACCTTAGTGCAACCAACCAAAATTCCTTCTTCACGCATTTCATCGATTCCCTTAAAGAACGCTTCGGTGGTTCTCTGTGGAGGAAATGATTCTACTGTAAGCGTGTGAGCTTTTTCGTTTTTGGTTATAACTGATTGCATAGTAAAAGTATGAGACCGAACATCTTCATCCAAGAATCCTTCAAACTGCAATTTCTCGAATACTTCCGGCGAGTCAACGACGTAGCATCCGGTTGGAGAATCCGGAATCAAGTCTCTAAATCTCTTTTCCGGATTCTGAATCAGATGTATTGTGTACTCCAGAATATCGTTAACGTTGTAAACCGGAATCTCTGTCGAATATCCCCAAGCTAATCCATCTCCACCATTGATAAACAGATTTGGATATTTGGCTGGAAGATACAGTGGTTCGGTTCCATTATCGTCGAAGTTCGGTTTCATCTCAACCACCTTCTCATCGTAATCAGAGAAGAAGCAGTCGAGTGCATAATCCGACAAACGTGTTTTGAGATACCTAGCGTCCGCTTCTTTATCACCGAATCCAGCAGCAGAACCGTAATTCTCATCCAACGAGTCAATCATCGGAATCATTTTCTTCCAAGGTTGAGCCATCAAAATGATACAGTCGTAAATGCTGCTGTCACCATGTGGGTGAATCTTCATCGTTTCGGCAATAGCGTTAGGCATCGTCGTAGGTTTTCCCTTAGCCGCTCGATAAATCGATGTAAGGGTTCTGCGAGCAACGGGTTTTAACCCGTCAATGATAAACGGAAGATGACGAGCCATTACCATATTCGCACCATATATAGTTACGCGTTCTGTATTATACTCGCCAATGTTAACAGGAATGATTTTGGAAGATTTAGCGAAATCGCGCACATCTTTAACTCTTCCACCATTCCATTTAGTTCCGGATTTTTTCACCTAACCACCTCCTATGAATCGATGTCGTCTTTATCGAGTTTGTATGTTTGTAAGAGGTCACGTCGCAAACTAGCGTCTGGTCCATGAAGTATCCTCATCATTTCCATATCTCGCTCGATGTCGTTAACGGTGAGTTGAATGAGTGAGCGTTTAATCGGATTCATCACGATATCCCAGAAAATCTTCGGAGGAATCGAACCCAACCCTTTCCAGCGGTGTTTTATCTCCAAATCATATTTACGGAGATTTCTGAGAATTGCACCAAGCGAAATATCCCGAATCCAAGTATCCGAATCGTTGTCTTTGTAGTCGAAGTAAATATTGTGGTTATTTTCCAAATAAGCGTCTGTAAGTTTACCAGACTTCGCTTCAAAGATGTCGTCGTGCATCAAGAACTGATATGCGCCTTTATAACTTCCATAGAACACAATACTCTTATCATTTTGCTCTTCGACTTTCATTTCTGGAAACGTTTTACGAAAATCCGCTATCGGATCTAATCCATCCATATGACCAACGATGAACTCGATTATATCCGGATGAACGAACTCGTGAGTATACAATTCTTTCAGAATATCCTCGTAGTTCTTGTTCTTAATCAGGAAATCGCTCATCTCTTTCGGTGTCATAATATGACCAGACCTTGTACGAATCTGAGCTTTCTTTACATAGCTCTTGACTTTCTCTTCGAAAAGTGCTGATTTAGATACGAGATAATCGAAATTTCCGTTACCTCTATCAATCATGTATAACGGAGTTAATGCGACGTAAAGCATTCCCGCGTTAACAACTTCAGGCCAATGAAACAGAAAGAACGACGCAATACCGGAACTGATCTTCCAACCATCTATATCGGCATCAGTCGAGATAATGTATCTTTTGTAACGGGATTTACGAATATCGAAATCTTTCCCGATACCTAAACCCGATACCTTTACCAATGTGGCATATTCCGGATTTTGCATAATTTGTGCAGGAGACATGAACAACGCATTCGCTGTCACGCCTTTGAACGAAAGGGCAGCTTGAAATCTTGGATCTCTAGCTTTCATTATGGAACCTTTAGCCGAAAGTCCCTCGATTAAGTAAAGCTCATTATAGTTGCTATCTTCTGTCGCATCGGAAAAGTTAGCCATCTTGTTTGACTTAAACGAATCAATTCCGTGCATATCAGACTTTCTGATTTTAACAACATCCAATCTGGATTTAGCAACTTTCTTAAGATACCCTGCGATTTTAGCCACGACTTTGGGATGAACTTCGAGATATTCGGCAAGTTCTTTACCAATCATCGAACGTATCGGACTGAAGAGAGCCTTGTTTCCACATTTCTCTTTCTGCTGCCCGGCATATCCCGGATACCGACACGAAAGATTTACGACCATTACCAAACCGGAACGACAATCATCATACGTTACCTCAAACTTCTTCTTATCGGTTGCGTTCAAAGTATCATTGACGAATTTGCTGAGAATCGAACCAATCGCAAGTCTTGCGCCAAGAACATGCTGACCACCTTCAATGGTATTAACACGGTTGACGAACGAGTCGCTTGTTTCTTCGATTTTCGTCGGGTCGAATGTAAATGCGACTTGAATCAAACCTATTTCGTCAGCTTTGCTAGAAGCTTCCAGAACTATCGGCTTAAACAAGGTTTCTTCAGCTAACGACTCAGTATATTCGACAATACCGTTCTTATGTTTGAACTTGTATTTTTCCGGTGTGTCAGAACCTTTGCGAATGATTGTTACATTGATAGGAATATCTTCCGTAATGTAAGACAATTTCTGCAGCCATTCGAGCAATGCGTCTGGGTCGATTTTGCAACTACCGAGAATCTCTTCAGACGGAATCATTGTAATTCTAGTGCCGTGCTTAACCTTCTTCGATTCAAATATCTTCTGTCCGAGAAATTTACCTTCGGAAAATTCGAATACGCCCTTTTCCGATTTATCTTCAGATATCTGACGATGGATCGTAAACTTGAGATAATGCGACAAAGCATTTACGCAACACAATCCGACACCATTCTCACCAGCACTATTATCGCCGTTATCACGGTCAAATTTAGAGCCCGACTGAATCGTCGTAGAAACCATCACGACTTGTTCAAACGGTAAGCCGCGACCATTATCTGCTACTTCAATCAGGTTTTTGTTTTCGTCGAAAAGAACTTCGCAAGAATCACCTGGAGATTCAGGATTATTGTTTTCATCGAAGACGTTATCGATCAACTCTTGCACAAGATGTTTTGCTCCATCTGGTCCCTTGTAAGGGATATACATTCCAGTCTTTCTACGAATCTTCTCAACGTCGTCTTCAATATGACTGAAGACATCATCTTTGAAAATTGATTTCTCTGCCAACTGCTACTCACATCCTTTCTTTAATCGCACGTCAAGCAGATTGTAATATACAAAAAAGCTAGAGTCGAAAGCGTGTAAGGAAGCCCACCGAGATAAACCCGGTGGGCTCCTTTTACGCTTACTCTAGCACATTCGTCGGCGCCGAGGAACAGGCTAGTTTACCATTTCTTGTCTTTCTTGCCGCCGCGACCCTTGCGGTCAAATGCCAGTGAATCCAAACCGATTTTGATTTCCCTCTTGCGCGCTTTTTCTTTGTCCTTCTTGTCTTTGCCGTGTGTCAGGAATGCGCGCATGAATTCCTCGATGTTCGGCAATTGGAAACACATTTGCGCAGCAAAATCGCTGATTGCGCGCGACTTCTTCGAGTCCATATCGAGACCTGCACGCTGCTTCAAAATTTCGCACGCATTCTTGACGGTTTCAATCGCTTCGCCGAGATTATCGAGACCTTCTTCAGGTTTTTCCTGTGAGAACATGCTGAGGTCAACTTCGGTACCGCAACGCGAGCATTTGTAAACGTGAGGTCTGCCGGTAGGTTGAAGCCGAGTTTTGCCGGACTTTTTGATGTGCTTGCAGTCGGCACGCATTTTGCGCTTCTTCAGCTTAACCTTCTTTTCCTCTTGCAGAAGATCGAGCATCTCGTCATCGAGCCCGTCCTTCTTTTTCTTATTTTTGTCTTTGCTCATAGTTTTTGCCTCCTTCAAATGAGCACACAAGTTAACGTCATACGGGAGAATAATATATACTTCAAACTGTGTTTAAACATCGGTGCGATAATACTTCTTATCTTCTTCCTTTTCGACAAACACAATCGATTGAAGATTCTCATTCTCCTCGACACTATATTGAGGTGTGTACTGTTTGTTAATTGTAAACGGTTGCTGTTTCTTGTAGAAAATCCAAACGTCATCTTCTTCGTCCCATTTAACTTGTTCTTCCCAGGGGATTCCATATTTAATGTAGAAAAACTTACCGGAGTCAAAGATGAATTGAATAACGTTTTTCATTCCGCCTCGTTTATCTATTTGACGAAGCCAGTTCTGCATTTCCATGGCTACACGTCCCCTCGATAATAACGTTTGTCTTCAACCTTCTCAACGAAGATTATAGACTGCAAACCCTCATTAGCTTCGACGTGAATATCAGGGACACGTTTGCCATTAATAGTAAACGGTTGCTCCTTATTATAGAAAATCCAAACGTCATCTTCTTCATCAACTTCGAATTGTTCTTCTATAGGAACATCCGGTTTGACATAATGGAAACGAGAGTTATCGAAGATAAACTGTACGATGTTCTGCTTACCGCCACGCTTTTCAATGTGGTTAAGCCAATTCGCCATATCCATCAGCGTTTCCTCCTTTTCTTCGATTTTTTCTTACCACCATGAGTAAATCCAAAACGCTCTCTGATAATTCTGACTTGGTCTTCAAGAATTTCTTTAGCGAATCTTGCTCTACGACGCTTATTAACAGACTTACCAGTAGAGACATTGGAATCTCTATAATTGTTTGTATAGGAACGCCTAGAACATAATTCAGAACCGAACTTCAAATCCATTTCGATTCTCCTTTCATATAGCAATAATTAATTTATTTATGGCTCTAGAGCACCCAACATAAAGCCACTTAGAGTAGAAGTCTTTACCTCTGTGAAGGTTCTCATTTATCAATAACACACTGTCGTATTGTGAACCTTGTGCCAAGTGACAAGTTATCGCATAACCATACTCAAATTTATCAAAAGAAGACTGGTAATTACGTTTGGTGAGATAATCCAAATGAAGATATTTCCAGTCAATAGGAATGGAATGAAAACATTTATCTTTGACAAAATCCGGTCGGAAGTCAATATCCAGAGTCCTCTTATTAAAGGACTCATAATCAATATCTTGAACGTATCCGATCATTCCATTTATCAGAAAGATGTTATCGTCCAGACGACGAGACCAATTATTCTCCCGACATATCATCTTTTCACCTAAGGCAATGTCGCCTTCCATGTGATAGATGTTTTTCCGGATATAATGATTCAATTTCTCACGAGTATTATTGTAACCACAAATGATAACTTCGCTGTTCCTGATAATATCCTCATGTTTCAGAATAGTCTCTTGTGGTACTATAAACACTCTATCTTGGTAAGAACCGCATTTGAATTCGTCCCATCGATGTTCTCTTGCCAATGTAGCAAAATGAATTATTGGATTCTCTTCAGCCTGCCTCATTATCTGAGTCAACACCACATCAGGATGTTTAAGACAAGCTGGAGATCCAAATACTGGGGGAAGTTGATGTAAATCTCCCAGTACAATAATTGGTTTACCGAAACTTTTCAAATCATTAAAGAGTTTTTCGTCTACCATAGAACCTTCATCCACAATAATGACTTTGATGTTATCGGGCAATTTGTCTTTCTTGATAAATTTCTTCGTCATAACTACCATATCATCAACCATAACGAATTTACCATTTTTATCCAACTTAGGAACGTCAATGCATTCGTATATAGCCGAGTGGATGGTTCTAGCCGGTAGACCTCTCATAGATAATACCATAGCGGCTTTTCCTACAAAAGCCACGTAAAGACCTTCATCAACCGAAATATTGCAAGCTTCTAATATCCACCTAACTAAGGTAGTTTTTCCTGTACCTGCAAATCCAGCGATTTCGAATACTTGTTTCTTACGTTTCTTAAACCATTTAACCCCTTTTGTTATGGCTTCAGATTGTTGTTCGTTTGGGGTGATACATTCCACACAAACACTTCCTTTTATAAAAACGATAATCTGACATCGCCCACCCTCCTAAGTATATATTATCGTGGTGTATAGGAGTTTAGTAGGAGTTCTCTTGTACTAAATTGCGAAAACCTACGATCCTGCCATACCTTTAAAAGGAGGTAATAATTATGGCAAAAATTTTCACTGCGGAAGAGATTCGTAAACGCCAAAAACTCAGCGGCAAAGTCCGCGAGGTTATCGACGTAATTATGCGCTATATCGTCATGTCGGCCGACAATGGCGAAAGCGACATTTACATCAAGATCGACCGCGACGTTGTTGACGCAGTCACCGACAAGCTTAAGTCCAACGGGTTCATCGTCGAATATTATCCGCGCTATGGAAGCGCGTTTATTGGTTGGAAAGAATACGGCGGCGGCGAAGTCAACGACAAACAGACGGGCGAAAGCGCGAGCGGCAAGGCGAATGTCACCGACAAACAGACGGGCAACTTCAGCAAACAATAAATGGTTGCGACCTGACGCATACATTTGCGCCAGGTTTTTTTTTTCCTCAAAAGACTTAATACTAAAAGAGGTGATTATTATGCCAGCAACTGCTAACATAAACCAATTCGAGTATTGTTATCTGGTTGAAGATACCGAACCTACTGCTACAGAGATGAAGATTTACGTTCCGAAACTCATGGGATTGATTCCCATGGATAATACTCCTCAGGACGAATCTGTAATGGTTGACTGTGTCAAAAACACAAATAAAGGTGATGTGAATGGCAATGCAACCACACAAGGGTACATTGTGGCTAAAGTGCAAGACACTTACTCTCACGAGCATAAACATCATAACTGTCCAGACAATTGTCCGAATGAGTCTCATGAAAATGATTGTGGTAAGAGTTCATCTATTCTCAAAGTTTGCAAGCATTTTCATCATGACCACCACTTCCCACATAAAGATGATTACGGTATGATTCCTGCAGGGGCTCAATTAATCTGTTGTATCATGGATCATAACATCAAAGATATTATCATCACGAGAATGTGGTGCAAATTCAGTGATTCGACAGAGATAACGAGGAGGGATTAACGTGGCTATCACCACAATCCCGTTACAAATATCTCAAGGTAAGACTCTCAATATTTCAAATGCACGTTTACATTCACACAAAGTATTGTCGGTTGATAATGATAAGATAGTAATCAATTTCTTGAGCAGATTGACTAACTATCAATATCCATTATCTCCAAGAATCAAGATGCTTCAATTAACCAATGACCAATATCGAAAATATCGTTATCGTCCGAAAACATTATCGTTTGATTTATATGGGACGATAGAACTCGGAACTGCTCTTATGCGGATTAACGGATGTGTGTCGATGTCAGAATTCAACTTTTACAAGCTCAAAGTGTTCGACCAGAGTATTGTAGATGCTCTCATCGAAGTAATGAACAAAGAAAAGGAACGAATCACGTTAAACAATTCCGAAGTGAATAACGATATTAAAGCCAGTATTTTCGACTAAACTAGGGTTAGAGATTTTATTCTCTAACCCATTTAAACACGTTTTCACCTATATATTATCTTCTTAGAAAGTGAATTGAATACAGTCTTAATTGCTCGAAATTAGACTGAACTAAATTATTCATATATGAGAAGTAGGTGAAAATAACGTGCCGAAAAAGTGGAGTATTAAGGACACCGAGGTTATCAAACCTTGGTATCCTCAAGTTGCTTCAGCGAATACTCTCAAAGATGCTCGCCAGAAGATCGCAAATCCGATGGTAAGAGCGTTCCTGAATGCGACCGGCTTATCGCCGGCAAAACTTCTGAAGTGAACCTTAACCCCTCACTTTAGAAGAAAAAAGTTTCAGGTTCGAGCACCTGATTCTTTTTTTTGTATATCTGTTACGAGTTCTATTTTTTAGTGGCATAGTTGTCGACTCCTGCACAGAATTTTGAAAGTTCGTCATCAGGAACCGCACTCATAACATCTATCCGTTTACGTGTAGTCGTCTTACCCTTTCGAGCACTTTCTTCTTTCGCATCTTTCTTGAGCCCAATCGACATACTGTTGATAGCCACAGATTGCGGCAACATAACATCTTCAATCAAACGTATCTTATCATTATCCGCAAATGGTTGATTGAAATACGTTCGACCTTCAGATTTATCAGCATATCTTATTTTAACTAACTTAAATGTGAGATAATACTGACCGCTCTCCTTATGACGTTCGATGTTTATTATACAAACCCAGTCGCTATTCTCGATTAAATCCCAGCAATTCGCCACATTAGTAGCTCCCATAAATTTAGCTAAATCTTCTTTGGATTGCGTCATTGCTTGTTCAACCACTTGGTTTCCGGCGCGGTTTATTTGCATTGCCGTAATAACTGGAATATCCAAATTCTCAGCAAGATTCTTCAATTCGCTAGAGCAATTTTTCAACTCGATTCGTTCATCACCATGACCAGATTCAGCAGCTCTGACCCTCTTAATATAGTCCACAATTAACGCAATAACTTCAGCTCCACCCATCTCAATGTCTTCAATTAACCCATATATATCATTCGTGTCAATCTCTCTATCATTACGATATTCAATCCGAATATTAACACGATTTTCCATACTGATAGTCATTCCACCCGTAGTCTTAAGTTCATTTATGACTTGGATCGGAGACATCTGTTCCATATCTTCGCCAGGAACTACCATTGCGAATAAACGTTCAACAGTCTCAGCTATGGAATTTTCTGTGGTTAATAAGAGAACTGTCGGAATGGCATCTGGATTTCTTCTGGGCTGAACGTTATAATTCAGAGTTTTAAACCATTTAGCTATCGATAAAAGCAAGCCGGATTTGAAATTTCCTGTGCGAGCCAAAAACATATACAACTTTCCGGACATAAAACCGGGAGATAATATTCCGTTTAAAGCTCGCAATCCTGTAGTAAATCGACGGGACTTATCTTTGAGTTTATTCACTATATCCGTAACTGAAGATTCAAATAACCCATCTTCCAATGTAAATGAGTTTGAATCTACTGAATCTTGTGACGACCGCATTTCAGCTAATAAGTGTGTTACATCTTCTCTTATAGTATTAACTGCGTCTTCATAGCTGTCAACTCTGGTAGCATCTATCTTCTCGAAATCTTGCATGAGAAGGTCTCTATAGAAGATGATGTACGCGTATTTCAAACGATCCGTCACCGCTTTGTTAATCCATTGAATTTCTTTTTCTTGGAGCTTCGCGTATAAGTCCAATCCGTCTACGATTTTGCGAAACCCCTCTGTATTTTTCACGTGTAAACAATATGAGGCGATGACATTGATATTAGTCATGCCTCTCTGTAATCTTGCTTCAAGCATTAAGCGTATAAAACATATCAAATCATATAACCTAACATCAGATTCATACATCGTGATGTCAATTATTTCCATGAGTTTTTGTAAATTGATGTAGTTCGTTCGGTTTATCGAAGGTGAATCCGACGCCACATATCCCACGAACATTTCCAGCATTAGTTTGTCGAATTTGATTTGTACCTTGCGGTCTACCTTCCCGAACTTATCACGCTTCCGCTTGATTCCACCAGCGTATTTTAAGCTCATAGACCTCGACCTTTCTTCACATTATCTTTATTGCCTCGTCTACCTCACTTCAACTTTAAAATGGTTTCGATTCTTTCAACTGAAACATCACTCTTATCTCTCACCTTGATGAACTTACTAATCTTCTCGGGTCGCGAAATATTACTATCAAATACGAACTTGTATTTCTCCATTAAATCGTCAAGTTTCTTCTCTTGCTCAACCTGTTTAATAACTTCAGTTTTGTCAACAATCTGGAGTTTATATTCTGGTTTCTTCGAGTAGTATTCGCGGAGAAAAGATGTTATATAAGCGTAATCGTGTTCACCAGATAAGATCACCGTAATTCTCAAGTGGTCTTTCAATAAGACCTTCATTTCATTAACGAATTTCTCTGGGTTATCATTATACTCATGAATATCTGTAACGACCACAGTATCGTACCGTTCTGCCAGAGTATTTTCAATAAATTCGTTTGCAAACGTTCCATCATCTTTGATTAGTGTAACGAGAAAACCTTTCGGAGATTCTTCACCGTAAACCCAACGAGAAAAACTTCCGACATAAGTAATCTTGTCACGAATCGAGCATCTCGTGTGGATATGTCCGAAAATGATCGGTCCCTTACAAATATCACACATCTTCTTAGAATCAAACACCGGAGCTTTAGACAACGTGATTGCGCTCTCTTGCTTAGATGCGGTAAATGCGGTCTCTCGAAACATTCCATGTCCGAATATTACATCATAGGTCTGACCGAAATAATCTGAGTAAAATTCGTCTACATTTTTCATATATTCTTCCGGAAGGTACAAAATACGGTAGCCATTGATCTCTTCTTCGGCTACCGTATCAAATATCCTCAGGTCAATATCTTCACGTTTCTCAAATATTCTAAAGTTTTCCAGCTGATTGTTATCGTGTGATGAAGTTCCCTTAATGATTCGAATGTAACGTATTCCGCGATATGTAGCGACAGCTAATAGATTGGACATAAATTCCATCGATAACTTCGCTGAATATGAGTTAAACGATACAATCGAATGATAAAAATCTCCCGCGATTACAACCATATCAAGTTCGTGAGTTTTCAGATACCCTAAGAAAATTGAGTTGAGTTGCTCATACAGTTTATCAGGTTTAACCGCGTTGAAATGAACGTCTGCTAATGTTGCTATTCTCAACATAAGGCATTACCTCACCAATAAACTTCATTTGCAATTTTGTTCCACGATGTGTAAAGCTCAAACGCCTGTTGAAATACAGGAATGAAGTGTTTCTCCATATCCTTCTTATTGATGAACTTGTAGATCTCTTCTTTGCGCATAGTGATTACTCCGAATGCCTGTACTCTTTCATAAGTTTCCGGCATCAATTCTTGTAACAATAACGCATATCCCGCAAGCTGCACGAAGAAGTCGTGATATACTTTTTTAGCAGTTTTGTAATCGATTACTGTAAGTGCACCGTCAACTTCACCTATGGCATCAATCGTTCCACCAAATCTTTCACCAACCAAAGATTGTTCATGAGCAAAAACCTTGTAATGATGATTTTCAGCCCATACCATAAAACGTTTAAACATATCAATCGATTCTTTGAAATGGGTTCCACCAACTTGCTTGCCAGACATGTAGTCTTCGACCATTTTGTGGAAATCTGTACCGATACTCGCTCGTTCATCAAGAAACTGTTCGTATCCCACATTATTGAGTCCGAGCATATTCGCCCACTTAGCAAGTCCTGGTTTGTTCATAATTCCTATGATTGTAGTAACGGAAGGAACTCTGACACCGGTTGGATTGGTGTAAATATGATTGCCATTTTCAGTTTCCATCATAGCCAATGTTATCACTTTCCTTTCTTTTCGGCAATAAACCAATTATGTTTCTTATAATGCAGTCTTTAATTAGGTTCATTATAACGCCTTTCACAACTTTCTAAAAGGAGGAAGATTGTTATGCTTATGACTGCTGAAGATTACCTTAACTTGGTAACTGTGAATAAAGACATTCAACTCGGCAAGTATGTGCCTGATTATTCGATGGCTCTTTTCAGAGATGTTCTCGAAAATCGAATCGGCGAAACATTCCAAATCAAACAATGTCGAGAAATGTTCGACGCTATTTATGAGCATCTCGATAAGACTGGAACGATAAACTTTACCAATGTCGAGATTCACTTTGCGATTCAACCGGAATCTATGGTTCAATACGTAAGTCCGTATAATAAGAATTATAAAGTCGGCAATACCGCAAAGTTTATTCATGAAAAAATTGTTTGGGTTTACAGACCAGAAGCCGTTCATGCGGGCTACATCAACGAAACTACTTACACCGATAGCAACGGAAAACGCGAAAACAATTCTCACAAATTCGGTACTGTAGATGAAATGTGGAATGTCGTGGTTCTTCATACTCACGAGAAGAATGATACGTCAAAAGAACACACAGAATTCTCAACGATTCATATCGCTATTTACTATCCCGTCAGCAAAATATTCTTCAAAGAAATATCTGATCTCTACCATGCAAGACAAATCACTCAGAAAAGAATCGAAGAGAATCGTCAGACGATGCTGACTAAATCGAAGAAGATTAAAAAGCCTAGGTTCAAGTTAAAACATCACAAAACGAAATGAAATCATTTGAGGCGAGTGTTCGTAACTCAACGAATACTCGCCATTATGCACGAAAAAGACAAAGTGATAAAAACAGAAAGGATGAGGACTGATATGATGCAGAATATGAAGTCGCTTCGAGATACATTTATCTTTTCTCAGATGAATGAAGGCGGCTATATAGATAAAAAACTGGAATTGTTTATGAATCCAAATTCGGCTATTGTGGCTACAAGTTCGATGCTCGAAGAACCTCTGATGCGTATCAATAAGACCTTTAAATACCCGGCTAAGATGGCGGTATTAGAAGGTTTCAAAAACGGTGCATTGGTTCCACTGGTTCTTCAAAAAGGTGTCAACGATAGAATGCCTATATCGATTCCGTTCTTGGTTAATAAAGACAGAACTAAGGCATTGGTATTCATTGACAACTATGCCCAACCAAATAGTCAAGGTGACATAAACATCGACCACAAGAAGCTGTATTGTCTCATGGAAAGTGCATATTTTGCGTTGCAGGGAATTCCGAGAAACAACAGCATCATTATCAACAAAGGTAGCCTTATCTGGGCTCACATTTTCACAAAAGTTCTCAATAAGAAGTTCGCTTTAAATACGGATAAAAATGCGCTTAACAAAGTCATTTTCCTCGCCAGCAAGTATTTCTTAACCAATATTATCGGAATGAAAGACCAGAACACCGTTTTCAATTATGCGCTGAAAAATTGCAACTCTGCTACTGAAATCTTGATGAAAGATATTGATGCGGAGTTTACACCAGATACATTTGAGAACATAGCTACGTTTCTCACTAAACTTGCTAACGTTCCTTTCAAATTCGTATCTGGTTTCGAAAAGATTACGGTGCGAGATTACATTTCGTCTTTCGCTGAAATGTATGGTCAATCCACTCTCTTTGCTCTGGAAACATTAGAGTATTTCGTATTCATGATTTCTTCTGTCGTAATCGGAGCATATCTGAATAACCAAACTACTCTCGAAGATATGGTGGATACAGATGGAGCCAAATTATACTTTGAATTGGGGAGGTGAGTAGAAGTGGACAATTACACCAGAGAAACTGTTAATCCGCTGATTGTAGAAGGTAAAGTTGATTTGGAAACAGTCGGAGAAACTTTGGAAGACCTGAAGAAATTTGCTTATTCATATCTCTTTGACCTTCAGAAAGACATTGTCGGATTTCGTAAACTTCATTTGAAATATGAAGACTTTGATGTCAAACGGGATTTCATCTTCACACATATAGACTTGAATAAAATCATGCAGTATAACGTATCGATTCCGTTCATTCATCACAATAACAGACTCAAGTTCCGTCGCAGTAAGTTGTACAATGTTTCGATAACCAATGATGACATCGAAGAAAACCGCGACCTCTTTGTGTATTCATACTTCGTATTCATCAATGGGTATCTCGATTATAGTGCGAGACTTAAATGTCGTGAAGAACTTACTTCGGTTTGTCTTCGTAAAGAAGCAATGACACCCAAATTACGCGAACAGTTTAAACCCGGAACGGACATCGATATTCTTTTCTTGCCTGATATCGGAATTGAAACTCTTGAAGCGACAAAAGAAGATTTGGAAACAAACTCGCTTACGTTTAAAACCAGCAGCACAATCAAGTTCCGAGATCATGTATATGCGTTCGTTAGTTGTGGCGATAGTTTGGTTAAGATGTACCAAACAGAAGTCATTGATGGAAAAGTGGTAGTTCCAGAAGAATCTATCGCTGAATATGAAGATGATGATGTGATCAAGATTATGATCACGATTCTTCCAAACTTCCACGAGCAAAAAGTTTGTGAACCCGGCATTGATTACTTCGAAAATTCAGTAACTCCGATGCCGGTGCCTGCTGAAAACATTCTCACATTGACTAAAAATGAGGATGGGAGTTTCAGATTCGATAACGGAATTGACATCGAGAAGAAATACCCAAATGTTTTCAAACTTCCGGAAGGTCATACGGATACAATCTATGCAAACATCTATTACTGGCAAAATAGTAGTAACAGCCATCTTAAACATGGATTTGATACTGATATTTATGCCACTGCAATAAATATCCTTGACGAATATAGGAATGGAACCATTAATGAAAACATCGATAAATATATTCCGTTCTTGTACGATTACGACCTTACAAACTTCCATAAATCACACGATAAAGATCATCAAATTGAGTCTGTCGTCTATAAAGTCAACAGACTCTTTGAAACGTTTAAACTCTGGAGTTTTGCTTCTCAGCTGTATTACGAGAATCTTAGCAAAGAAATCAACGGATATATCATCGATACCACCAGGCTTAATATGCGTGAGAAAGTTCGTCGAAATAACCGTCAAGAAATTCGTTTTGAAGGTCACTATCAGGACTTTAAAGAAGACCGTTATCTCTTCATCTTTGTTAACAAAATCAGCAATAGACCTCTCCCATACAAATATTGGATTGATGGGGTACATTATATTCCTGATGAAGTTTATCGAGATGGTGCTCTTGAATACGTATATATCCCGTGCTCTCTATTTAAAGAAACCGGATCTAGAATCGAAATTGAAAAGAGTAACGATGTAGCGTGGAAAACTAGTTTCATACCTAGCGATGAAGGAAACATTATCGATTTGAGACTTGGTAAAGGCGTTATTCCGGTACATTCGTTGTTCGTGGTAAACCAAAATCACGAATTTATAGACCCGTCAAAATACAAACTCGTCGTCTCTAAGAACGGTAAAGAAATTGGAGAACCTAGCGGAAACAGCAAACTCTTGCTCACTGAAAATCATGTCGTTAAGTTCTTCCCGATCGATGAAAATCTCAAGGGTAATAAAGTTACCATTGGTTACTACGAAAGACCGATTCAATACGAAGTTGATCTCAATCAACTCAATTTCATGATGCGAAACGTGAATTATCAGCATCATATCAATAACATCAAACCCAAGTCGAACTGTATTCGTGTGTTCCGTGAAGGTCGTTTACTTCCTCAATGCATGTATACAGTAACACCTCCGGATAAATTGAGTGATGAATGGAAAATCGACCTTGATGGATTTGGTTCATTCTATTCGTACCAAGTTGATTACATTCCGGAAGGTTACAATGAAATCTACTCGCAAGAAACTGTAAACGAAAAAGGCATTGTTGACCTCGCAGGAAAAATCGACAAGCCGTTCAGCGTTAAATACTTCGACGTTTATATCAACGGGTACAGATTACTCCCGAATCAAATCAAGAAATTATCTGACTTCACTATTCAAATTTCAGATGTTAACACTCTTCATAATCTTTATATCTATGAAAAAGATGTTACTACCGATGGTCTCTATTCTCTCGAACTTGAAGACGCTCAGAAGTTCTTAGCGGAGCAACTCATCGAACACGACGAAGAATTCATAGAGAAAATCAAGGAACACATCAAAGATATTATTGAGGATCAAGACATCACCGATATTACAGATATTGACAATGCTATCAAGATTATCTTCAACGAGCTTATCGATTTCATCGAAAAAGGTGGAGTTCTTTCCACAATGGAAATCACTGATTACATCTATATCAAGTATCGCAGTTTCTTCGAAAGTGATGAAGTATTCTTCATCGACCCGAATAAAATCTATGATGACTTGAATGAAGAAGATGAAGTTTACTATATTGCTCCGAGAAGACCTGAAGAAATTCCGAATATCAACGACCCGAAATATGTTGAAGAATTCGGTAAACTCATGAAAGTTTTGTCCGCAGGAAAATTCATTGACCCGAATGGTGAACGCGAATCTCTTGGTAAAGGATTCGATGATGTTGAGGAAGATTCAGCTGATGATGTGCTTATGGTTTCTGGTAACTATTACACAAAACGTTACAAATCAGAAGCGAAAAACCTCAATACAAATAATTAAATTTAATCATTCGGTTAAACTGTCTTCAGGAAAAAGGTCGAGAATAATTTATTTTAGCGCTAACTTCGGTTAGCGCTATCTTTCGTTTTCACGGTTTTTCTCACAGCTTTATAATCTGAATAAAGGAGGCAGCGGTAATGGCAATATTTACCACCGAATGGAAAAATGTGGCGCGAGAAAAAATCAAAATGTCACGTCCAGACTTATCCGATAAAGAAATCGATACATATCTGGATAATGTCATTGAAACTCGTATGACGAATCCACCATGCGAACTCGACAATAACTATTGCAATAAAACAATTAGCAGCAATCTTTTAGCGATATATGATTGGATTACCACATCCAAACCAATAATTGGTGGTTATGGAGTTCTTTTCAGAAACCAACAGCAATCCATCAATAACATTGCGAAAATGATTGCAAAGTTTTTGGAAACACGTTCAGCTATTAAGACGAGAATGAAACAGAACCTCGAACTTTATGGACCCGATAGTTACGAATATAAACAAGACGACAGGCTTCAGGGTGCGGAAAAAGTTAACGCAAACGCGTGTTATGGAGCAGGTGGCTCTTCGGTTTCGTTCTCTTATAATCTTTATGCGGCAGCGGCTACGACAGCAACTGCCCAATCGTTAATCAGCACAGCTTGCGCAGCATTTGAGTCTTTCATGACTAATAATACCAAATTCTATGATTTAGATGAAATTCTCACATTCATTCAGAACGTTTGTAATGAGAAAACTAAACTTGGATTTGATGGTATCAAAATGCGGAGTCTTTCAGAAGTCAGAAGAAAACTTCTTGCAGGGTGTTTCAATCCGGAAAAGATTAATGTGAAACATCTCGATTCTGTTCTTGAGAATCTCACTGTTGAAGAATTGACTCGAATCTTCTACAAGAATAATATCTTCATATTCACAGTCTCTTGTCAGGAGGTAATGAAGCGACTTCGGAAGATAATGCGAAATACTGAATCGTTCAGAGCTCCGGAAAAGAAATTCATAACACCAGAACTCGATAAAGAATTGAAAAAAGTCTGGAAGTATTATAGGGAATTTGTGCATTACAACCATCCAACCTATAACCGAATCTTCAGACTTAAGACATCACCTCGTAAATCGGTGTTGGTCATAGATACAGATTCCAATATGATTCTTATTCGAGACTGGATTGATATGATTCTCGAAGCATTTGTAGATTCGGACATCGAACGGTCTAAAGAGGAAAACATTTATACTGCGGCTTCACTGATTGGAGTGTTCATCAGTTATATGATTCGAGATACACTCGATTTGTATTGTAAGAACGCGAATGTCCCACAAGAATTCTGGAAACGAATCGATATGAAAAACGAGTTCTTCTTCGAAACGTTAATAACCAGCACGGTCAAGAAGAACTATATGGGAAAAATGCTTCTGCGTGAAGGAAGACCTATGAACGGAAAGATTGATATCAAAGGTCTCAGTTTCGTCAAATCCGGAATCAGTGAAGAAATCGGCGAATACATGAAGAGTATTATCAAGAACGATATAATGGGAGAAAAGATTAACTTCAGAGGAGTTCTTCATAAACTCAACGATTTAGCTAACACGATTCGAGATAGTCTTCTCTCTGGCAATCCGACTTTCACAAAACCGATGGCGGTTAAAGACTTCACGATGTATAGAGACCCGTTAAGTGAAATGGGAATACGTGCGGTATTGTGTCACAACTATGTGTATCCAGAAGACCCAATTCAACTTCCTGATCACATTCGTGCAATCAAAGTCAAGATGACCAAAAAGAAAGACATTGAATCTCTGAGTTCTTCTCATCCAGTAATTTACGAACGCATAATCTCAAACATGTTTGAAAATTCGAATCCGAGATTAACTAAGGGCGTCAATTCCATAGCGATTCCACAAACAATGGAAAAAATTCCGGATTGGATAATTCCATACATCGACATCGACACAATCGTCGAAGATAATATGAAATCTTTCTTTCCGGTATTGAAAGCTCTTGGATTTGAGATAATTAACACACGATCTAACAACACAATGTTTTCTAACATAATTCAGCTCTAAAAGGGAAAAAGAATCCCGTGCGAAATATATGAAATTCGCACGGGATTATAAATCCGATTTTTCTTTTAGCGCTTGATGAACGGATGCGGTGTGCCGGGCGGAATATCGCCGGGGACAAATGTGTTGCGATTGAGATAGGACTCGGATCCGCAAATATCGCATTTGACGACGATGTTGTCCCGGATAACGGGATGGTCCGGATCGACGCCGATTGCTTTAAGCGCGAGCTCACGGCAAACAGGGCAGCGAGACTTTTCAAGTTTGACTTGGGTTGTGTACTCCAGCATTTTCTTTCTCCTCCACAGTCCTCTTCCTAATGATAGGAAGATGATTCAAGTTGACGACGATTTCATCGTTATCTTTAATAAGAATGTCGTCGCCGCTGTTGGTGAATTTGAAAGTATATTTACCTTCGTAAACTTTCTTTGCGATTTTGCAAACCGAATCGATGTCTTGCTCAAGAACGTAGAAGCATCCATATTTGTCAAAATGCCCAATTCCTTCTTGAAGACAAGCTACGGCAACAAATCCGCCGAAACGAGAAGATTTGTAATCGTCGCCGAACGGATCGCAGTCATAATAATGCGAGTTCAGTTTCGAGAGAGGTTTCAATATTTTCCACTTTTCGTCACCGGATCTGGTTGGTGCAAATATCACTTCGATACCTTTCTCTTCGAGATGCGTTGTGAGCAAGAAAGGTACCAATTCGTAAGCGTCGCTGATTGTAGCCACGATTGTGCTTCTGACATGAATGTCGCCCTTGTGAGATTTGACGTATTTTGTCATCGCCTGTTCTATTCCGCGGCTGTAAACGTTTTGTATGACACGCACGATTCGATCTCCGCTTAAATCGTCTTCCGTGAAGAATCCCTTTTTGACGAGTTTATTGCAAGTCTCGTAATTCTCACGGAAATTTTTGACGATTGCTTGAGCGAGAACAAGTTTGTCCTCTGTCATCGGTGCATCCGGAAAGAACATTTTGAAGACGATTTTCTCCATGACGTTCATGTCCGCGATGTTTAACCGCTCAACTTCACCGGTTGCAAATGAAACGATCGCCACGTCGCCGGTTTTAAAATCGCGATACACTTCATTGCATTTTGCGCCGATTTTTTCGCTGCCGTTGATAACGTCGTCAGGTTTCCCGTAGTAACCGTGAATCAATCCGAAATTTGTGTCGTTTCTGAACGAATCACTCCAATGATCTCTGTTGAGATACTCGTAGATGTGAGAACGTGTGAGTGAGAACAGAACCGGAACAGTTTCGGAGGAATCGATATCACCAAACAGAAAAACCAACCGAACGTCGGCATTTCCATACCTCTTCATGAGGCATCTCCTCCTTTAAAATGTGAAACGATTTATCCGTAATCGAAGTCATAGTGACCTCAATCACGGATATAATATATATCAGAAATTTCTCCTAAATAATTCGCCTTTAAGACCTTCGGATTTAGTAACCCAATCTTTTAATCCGGCATTAGCGCAAGCCGGTTCACAAAGCGCACAAGGTTTCGCCTCAATAAATCTTCCGGTAACACAATCGTATCCTACCAGATAAAGAGTTGCACCTTTCAAATCTGTAGGATTACCACGGATTAACGCATTCATTTCGCTGTGAATAGCACGACAAAGTTCGTATCTTTCTCCATGCGGAACATTGAGTTTCTCTCTGAAACATCCTTCATCAAGACAATGTGGCGAACCCGTCGGAGGACCGTTGTACCCAGCAGAAATGATATGGTTGTCCTTCACAATAACCGATCCGTATTTGCGACGAATGCATGTGGAACGTAGGGAAACGACCGCCGCAATTAACAGAAAATAATCGTCCCAACTAATCCGTTCATCAGATTTAGTCGGAAGATTCATCTGATAAAAGATATTGAAATGAGCAGTCTTCAAATTTGAAAAATCCGGCATCGAAATCACTCCCTTTCATTACAGAAGTGTGTCTGAGCGATTAAATATATATTATAGCTGAGACACAATCAGTAATTGTATCTGAAAGGAGTTGGTTCTATGAATGACCTTGACAATATGGAACGTCTGGTTCCCGAGATTGTCATGAGTGACTTTGGACCTAGGCTTGTAGTTGTTAACTGGGACACTGCGTGCGCGGTCCAGATGTTCACGGGAAAAGGTTTTCCAATCAGAAAACGCAAATCGTTCGACAATAAACAGAAGAAATACATCGACGGAATTCATTCGCCGCTGTTCGGAAGTTCGTGGGAAGACGAGGATGCGTTTAAAGACCGCTTCAGTTGTGAATGCGGCTATCGCCAAGGGACGATTTATGAAGGTGAGATTTGTCCTGAATGCGGTACGCGGGTCGGGTATGTCGATGTAGACTTGGAGAAGTTCGGATGGATTCAGTTAAACACGCGTTACAAGATAATCAATCCGGCGATGTATGCGTTACTTCAAAAATTCATCGGCAAAACAACGCTCGACAAAATGCTTCGGTGGGATAAAGAAATGGATACAAACGCCCATTATATCGATACTGCTAATCCGAAAGATAAGTGGGTGTCGATAGGTCTCACCGGATTCTACAAACACTTCACCGAAATAATGGAACACTTTTACCAAAAGCGGAAGAAGTATGAAAATTATTACTGGGAAATTCTTAAGAAATGGGATTGTGTCTTTGCCAGTAATATTCCGGTCTATTCATCAGTACTCAGACCGATTTTCACTTCACCTGCGGAGTACCATTACACCAAAGCGGAACAAGCTTACAACGTCATCACCGGTTGCATGAACAAACTCAACCAATACAAAGGCGAGATCGATGAGACCAATATCGAGGCAATAAACAGTCTCTTGTATCAGATTCAAACGAAGATACTTGACATCGATGAAATCGTCTTCAAAGCGCTAGACAAAAAGACCGGTCATATACACGATGCGATATTCGGAGGTCGCATGGATTTCTCGGCGCGCGACGTTATTGTTCCGAATCCGACACTTAGGGCAGATGAAATAATTCTGTCTTACCTTGCGGTGTTGGAGCTTTACAAACTGGAGATAATCAACTTAATAGTGAAGATTCATGGTTGCACATATACTGTGGCTCTGAAATATTGGTTCGATGCACATCTCCAGTTCAGTCCGTTCGTTTACGAGATCATGGAATACTTGCGCGAAAACTCGAAAAATGGAATGATCTGTTTAATCAATCGCAATCCAACCATAGATTTCGGGTCATTCATTTGCGTAAGAATCGTCGGTATCACGAAGAGTTACGATAACATGACCATGTCGATTCCAATACAGGTGCTCGGAAAATTGAATGCGGATTTCGATGGCGACAATCTTAACATTTTCAGCCTGAAGACGAATCACTTGAAAAAGACATTTAATCGAATTCTTAACCCGACGAAATCAATGTTCATCTCAAGAAACGACGGATTCCTTGATAATCAAAACTTTTTGAAGAAGGATCAGTTCATCGGATTACATGCGTTCTGTACAATGTAATAAAGACAACCCTTTTGAATTATTCACATTTTCGCGGCACATTTATAGCCGCATATTTTTTCCGCTTTTTACATTGATTTAAAGGTGGTGATATAAATGGTTCAATTAGGTAATCACGCTATCTATGCCCCATCAATGGCATATACTGTCGGAAATGTAGTGTTTAAGACAACCAATCTTGTAAAAAACCTGTTCGGGAAAAATTTCTTCAAGCATGTTCATATAGATACTAGAATGGCATATACCGAATTTGCTATAAACTCAAATAAAGAATTCATTCACAAAAACAAACCTGTTCTCGGTATCAAGCCTGTGATAGAACTGTTAAACGATGACATATTTCTGTCGGGTTCTTATCTTACAACCAATATGTTTCCTATGACCTTTGATAACATCGGTGGAGGTAATTTCAACTTTATACCATTTTTCGCCGATAGAAAGAATGGTAACTCTGCCGGTTATCTATTAGACAGAATCAGAATTGGGTTTGGGATATTTATGAACTTCAATACGGTCGTTGAACAAATGAACATGTTTTCCATATTGACATCGATGTGGACTCAAGAAAAACAAATTCCGAGAAAGACTGCAATCGAGATTCATTTACCTAAACCGTTACTACAAATGATTTCCGTCGATAGTGGAGTTCCTATGAGGGACGAAAATGGTTCAGTTGAGAAATTCTTGGATTACATGAATAAGCATTGCAGTAGACCAATAACATATCAAATGAAACCTTCGTCCGGTAACGATGAATTTTTCATGTATTATCCGTTGACTATCGAATATACTCCGACAGATTATTCGATGGATTCTGTTGAAAAAATTGGTCAAACAATACATTCTGCACCAATCACATTCACACTTACAGCAGAATTTAACACGATTCAATTGTTTGACTATGCTCCACCGAGAGGAAAAGAAATGAATCTTGATGCGTACGATATTTCGATTGAAGATAGAACGAATAATGGTTTGGGCAAATTCATGGTACCGATATGTACGTTCGACAATCTTTTTAACGAAAGAAACGATGAAGGTTGGAGATTCTTTACTACCCGTATGTATAAAGTCGATCATGAACCGGGTCAAACGGAAGACAGGCTCGATCTGAAAGAGTTGTTTAAGAACACCAATATCAAAGAAATCATCGAATACCACAATAAGTATGGAATCGATAATCACATCTTCTTCAATATACAGGTTTGGGGTTTGGACAAACAACTCAAAGAGGGCAGAGATTATGACTTCGATTTCAATACATTGACGTTGATTACAAAGAAACTTAATAAACGAATAACCTATAGATTCGTCATATACATTGACGACGGTTATATCAATGATTTAGTTGTTAAATTGCGTCCCGAAGAATTCACTTATAGATAAGAGGTGATAATGATGATACTCGGAACAGGAATACATCTGATTTCGGCAGATTGTGATAATAATCGCACATTGTTTACACTTGGGGATATGGTGACCGTTAAGAAAAGAGATTACCTTGTCGATAATGGTTATACCGAATATACCGGAAGAATCGATTCCATTCTTGTTAATACAAACGAAATAAGACTGGATATTTCACAAACAAACGATAGTAATTATGTCACTATTGGATTCGGTCAGATTATGGAAATCGAACGATATATAGACCCAGATGCTGAAATTGGAGACGATGACGAGGTAACATTTGACATGAAAACGAAACGCATGATAATGGAAACCATTCCATCAATGCTTCAAGAGATTTTGGTTAAACTTTCAGCAATCCAATCTAACTGCGAAAAATGTCACGAAGAATGAAACAACCTAATGGGTATGACGCTCAGTCATACCCATTTTAATATCTTTTTTCTTTATATATTATATACGAGTACAAAAGGTTTTAATCACGCTATGCACTTAAGGGGTGATTCTATGAAAGTGATTGACCGAGAACTCAGTTGGTTAAGTTTTAACTACAGATGTTTGGATAATGCGGCAAGAAGTAACAATCCTTTGCTCGAACGTCTGAACTTCTTGGGAATAACAGATTCCAACTTGAGTGAATTCATCTCGGTCAGATTTTCTTATGTACTCGGAGGGTTTCTGAGTAACAAGAAGATTCTGGATGACTTGGGTAAAAAGAACTTTGAAAAGAAGTACGAAAACCTGTTAGAAGGAATCCTCGAGTTCAAAAATGAACAGTATGTCGTATATCGGTCATTGATGAAAAGTTTGAAAGAAGAACTTGGAGTCGTACTGATAGACGATTATGACGAACTTCCGAGTAAACACAAGAAATTCTGCGAGAAATATTTCGAAGAAAACGTTCTACCGCTGTTGACGCCAGTGGCATACGATTCGACCAAAGAACTTCCCGTGTTGGCTGATGACGAGTTGCACTTCTTGATTCAAGTTTCTGATAAGAAGAAGTCGGCAATCTGTCTTATGGCTGTTCCGAAACAAGTCGAACGGGTCGTGCAACTCAGCGATAAAAAGTTCGTTCTGGTCGAAGAACTCATCGGTCACAACATCCATCGACTTTTCGTTGGGAAACATATAGAGGGATTCGTTCAATTCAAGACCTATCGTTATATTTCGAATATCGAGATTGACGAAGAAGAATTTATCTTGGATAAGGTTAAGCGTTACCTGACTGAACGAGACCTCTCGAACAACGCGGTGTTTCTCGATGTAAGAGCGTCCAAGAAAGACCAAGACTTAGTCAAGGTTTTATATAAACTCATGGACGTTTACAAGAGACACATTTTCGTCACACCTCGACCGTTACTTCTGAACTTCCTGAGTTCGCGGTTTTATGAAGACCCGAAATATCAATACAAACCGTTTAAGCCTCAGGAAGTCAATGAAGTCATCGGCGACAGAGGTATCATGAAATACCTTCAGAAAGAGGATCTGCTTATTCATCATCCGTACGAGTCCTTCGAAACGATTATCGACCTAATCAGGGAAGCTGCGGAAGATTCGGAAGTCATTTCGATTAAGCAGACTCTTTATCGTGTTTCGTCTAATCACTCTGCATTGATAAAAGAGTTGTGCAAAGCGTCACAAAATGGCAAGAACGTCGTAGTGATGTTGGAGTTAAAAGCACGATTCAGTGAGAAGAAAAATATCTCGCTTATTGAAACTCTCAAATCTGCCGGGGTGACAATCGTCTATGGTTTCACAAATTTGAAGGTTCATTCCAAACTTCTGATAATCATGAAGAAGACGAAAAAAGAACTTCGCATTTTCTCTCACATTGGCACAGGAAATTATAATGAAGAGACCGCGAAGATTTACACAGACATTTCGTTCTTAACTTCGAACAAGAAGATTGGAAAAGAACTGAACGATTTATTCAACATGATTTCGGGGTTTTCAGCGCCTGGAAAAACAGAGCACATTTATTACTCCCCGAAGGGAATTCGTTCACAATTGTGCAAACTTATAAAGCGTGAGATCGCACATGCAAAAGACGGTAACGACGCGCATGTATGGATTAAGGTCAACGCCATCTGCGATAAAGAAATGATTGAAATCATTTACGAAGCCGCGAAAAAAGGTGTCAAGTTTGACATTATCTGTCGCGGAATCTGTTCGATAGTGGCGACGAAAAACATCAAAATCAAATCGGTTGTCGGTCGGTATCTCGAACATTCCAGGATTTACGGGTTTTACAATGATGGAAAACCGACATTGATGATCAGTAGCGCGGACTTGCTTACTCGAAACCTTGACCATCGCGTTGAACTGATGGTTCCAATCAAGGATAAGAAATGCAAGAATAAACTCGCGAAAATCTTTGATGTTACATGGGACGACGAAAAAAACAGTTACTGGATGATGAGTGAAGATGGGAAATTTGCCCGTGCGCACGGCAAGAAGGATTGTCATCAAATGTTTATCGATCACAGTCTGGAATCCCTGAAAGCTCGAAAGAAAAAGTGACCATAAAGGGTTGCGGATACAAAAAATCCGCAACCCTGTTTTTTCTTTCATTTTTTCTCATCTTCGGAATCATCTTTCGACTTATGAGCCGAATCCTTGGTGAGAGTTGTATGTAAATTCTTCAGACCAAGAAGCGTTTTCTTAAGTCCGTTTATTGTACATATTCGGCTGAATAACTCCCAGCCAATAACTCCGAGTATGAATGTGATCGCTATCTCCAAATCATCGTTCAAATAACCTCTTGCCGCAAATATTAAAAAGGTGCTGAGAGTTGTTGATACAAAAATTCGTCTAATTTCGATCTTAGGTCTTGTTCCAGAAACTGTATCGTATATATCTTTAACAAAAGCACCAATCATAGCTATCAAGAAATATGTTGCACCATCCAGAAAGAATATTGAAGATGTTTGGAGTTTGGCATACAATATTTCCATTAAATTCACCTACTTTTCGTGATTTCATGACTCATTGTCTTCGTCAGATTTGTTATCCGGATTTTCAGTTCCATGAAACACGACATTATTGAATATCATCATGAAATACGTGAGTATCACTATCAAAATAACAGCGATTATCACGATAAAAGCATGTTCGATGAGAGACACCTTATTCTCATTAATCAACTTAGTTCTGAATACGTCAAACTTTTCAAGTTCACCGTAGTGTCTCGACATCAACTGTTCATAGAGATTGAACGTTTGAATCACGACGATCTTGTGATTATTCGTCACTGTCCCTCTAACACTAATATCTTCGACTCCAAATATATCACCGGTGTCAGTTATATATGCTGGAGCTAGAAACTGTACATGTTTCAAACCTCCCACCCCATATTGCATATAAACTTCACGCAATGCATCTATGGAAGGACTCGAAGGCAATCTCGGCAATTTTTCATCAGTGATGTGATACATATGATGTTCCCAATAAACCATATTTGTGGAATGATTAAACAGCAAAGCCACCGCATTTTTTGACAATGACGGATTTACACTTCTGCTGTAAATCGAACCCCAATCACTTTGACTTGAAGCTGTCGATGTAGACAAGTCCATGATTATACCCTTTCTGTTACATACAAAAAGATCGTTTTCATCATTATCGATTCTTTGAAAATAAACTCCTTGTATGGACTGCTTAATTATCCTGAGATATTCCGGGTCGTCAATCTCTTGAGGGTGCTCAAATTCATACTTCATAATTTGCATGTCTGGGTATGCCAATTTAAGTTTCGACATTATATCTTCAGCGACAACTTTAGCCTGATTTCCTGCTGCAAGATAATCTTCGTATATGACCGCTTCGATGAAATTCCATTCCAGTTCCGCAACGTCTTTACTCACATCGTCTGCATTCTTCATATTGTGTATGAATATGGAGCGGAAGTTTCCAACGAATGCACACAATCCGATTAGAACCACTAAAATGAAAAACGGAAATACCATGCGAAGAGTCTTAGAGCTAATTTTCTTTTCCATTTCCTTCAACTCGCTTTCAGTCAGCGTAATCTCTTAAATCGATTTCGTATAGCGAATCCGGACATGTGCAATCAGTAATACTATAAAGCATACTATCCACTATATTAGTGAGAAAGTAATCTCTATCAGTATTATACACCGATAATGCTTCATATCCTAAACATAACGCGAGTATTACAGAAGGTATCGACTCTTCCCTCTTCATACCAATATCTTCTTCTTTCGAAATAGATTTTTCAAATAATCGCTTTTCCTCTGTGGAATTATCAGTCATCTTGTCCAGCCGATTAACAAGACAACTCGATATCTCAAGAGACATACTTGAATTCTCCATGAAAAATTGAACTGCCGCCCAGCTATATTCTTTCTCCGGTTTAGTAATAACCCTTGAAGAAATGAATAAATCTGAGCCATACTCACAAGCATCTTTGTATGCTCGGGAGATGTCAGGATTGTAAATCGTCTTGATATTCCCGCCCATACTTTTAAGCTTTGCAGTCAGATACTCGAGTATCTCTTGAGAGATGTTTTTGGCGATTACATTTTCATCTTCTTCATCATCATGTATCTCGAGCCGATATTCGAATGGAATATCTATGATAATTCGTATGTCATTCAATGAATCTTCAAGTTCCATAACTAATCTCCCCTTTCATTGTATTATCAGATTGTCACAAAGCGGCGTCAAGGGTGTGAAACATGAAGTTTCACACCCAATTTATATTCTAGCGAGTTGAAATTACTTAAACGTTTCCGAACCGCTTGCAAAAATTCCAACAACATCTGCTTTGGTTGTAGCAACTGCAATACTGTCGCCAGGTTCGAGCACCATGTACCATTCATTACCAACCAGCAACGAATCTTTCGGAGCGATTTTTGTATCGATAAACGGAATATCGTTAATGTACAAAATGAATCCGACATCCGAGTTCTTGTCAGAATTATGAACCATCAGTTCACGAACAACAGAAGCACCGTGTTTGCCGTCATTAGGAACCGTATAAATAGTGTTTTTAATCGCGGACACAGTTCCGCAGAAAAACTTTTTCAGTGATGCGTATTCCATTATCATTTCCTCCTTTCTTACAGACCAAGTAAACGAGCGACATTGAAGTTATTTGTATTCGCAAGTGCCTCATACTGGCTATAGAGAATATTGCAGACTTTCCAGTCATCGATGTTAAACTCGCCGGTAATACCGTTATATTTCGCAACGAGAATAGAAGTCGCTCCATTTTCATAAGTATAAGTAATGCAATCTCCTGCGTTAAAAACCTCGTCTTCATTGTACTGTTTAGGAGGCTCATAATTTCCCCCATAGAGCACAGCCGTTTCAACTTGATCGATAGTGAGGTGACGTTTAGTCACATCGGTCTGAATATTTCCCATAGATGTAAGTTTCATGATAATTTACACCTCCTGGAACGCGATGAACAATGAATGCAGAATGATTTTATAATTAACCGCTTCATATTCACTCGGCAATGAGAATGATATCGATTTGATATGGAATTTAGTTTCAACGTCATCTGACAAGAAACCGATATAATCAGGTTCAAACACTCTAGTGTTCAAATCCGTCACGGAATTAGTAACAGTAATTACCTTGTCCTCTTCGGTTTCTTCTTTATGAGCGAGACCTATAGTCATTTTAACAATCGGGTCAATGTCGAAATTAATCAAACCAGTCTTGTTACTTACAACGTCAACGTCGAAGTAGAACTGGAAGAATTTCAATTTGTTAGAGGTTATGACAAGAGATTCCGGAGAATAAGATTTATCACTCTCGACCGCAAACGGACCGATATAATCACCGATATCGAGCTTGACAATCTCACCAGAACGACCAACTGCCGACAGCGTGTTTTTGAAGTCAAAAAGGCTCTTCTTCAACTTGGAAATGTATTCGTAAGAGATGACTTTATCACTTGAATCTTCCGAGCCTTCATATGACTTAACTCCGAAAACACCGAGTTTCGAGTCAACCATAATCTCGCCGGGAAGAGCTTCTTTTTGTCTGCTAAATTCAATAGCCCCTACGCCCCATCTAGCTTTAGACATAGTTCTTCATTCCTTTCCTGAGTATTTTAAATGATTGTTTACAGGGCTGGATAAACCCAGCCCTGTGTTTTCACGTCAAATAATGACAAAATCAGACAAGCATTTTGTCTGGATTGATTTCGTTTAAATGCATTGATGAATCGTGAAAAGATTTCATCCCGAGATTAACGAAGTTCGAACCGATTTTTGCTGCAGTAAGACCAACATTTGTAACTCCGAGTCTATATGGTAAATCTCCGAAACATACGTTGCAGATTTTCTCCGATGTACAGAACATCGGACTGCGCATATGAACGTGTTTTCCAACGTATGATTTGATCGAAGACGCGGTAAGTTTTACAAGCTTTTTACCTTCCACAATATATCGGTCAATATAATCTTTGTAATTGCTATCGTCTATTAATAATTCGAGTGTCATTAACGAATGGCAGTCACTGCCTTTTGGACCAAGAACAATGTTTTGGTATTCGGCATAGAACCTCTTTACTGCATAACCCCCTCATATGTTCCCATAGGTTCGCTACTCCTATAGCGTTCTCTTATGAACTGCTTCGTATCACTACGAAGTTCAGACTATATCATCACCTACTAATAGGTGCACCCCGTTTCGCTCCGCTTGGAGCTACTCACTTTCGTGATAGTCGTTGAACCTTATTCGAATATCTCAACACCTTCATCAATATATGCGCTGTATTGTACAATAGATTCTTGAGTATCAACTTTCTTCTTCCTTTTATTGTACAACTCAGATGCCGCCCGCTTATTTAATCCCTGTTTCATGATAATGTCAATTATTTCTTCCTTATCTTTTTCAGCAACAATCGCTCTATCAATCGAGTTGAAATATGAAGAATAATCCGGACGTTTCTTGTGTTTCGGAAGTTTCAGAATTTTCTCAAAGTTGTAATCTTGTGACACTTGAATCCATTCCCTACCATCAAGAATGTGCTTAACAGTCGATTTCGAAACGCTAGTTATCTTAGATATTTCAGAATATGAGTATGATGCTTCTTCGAGCAGACTACACACTTTTCGAATCGTATCTGCCGAGTATTTATTACTCGGATTTTCTTCACCGTCTTGAATCCTACACAACCCATTATCATGAGCATGTGTGTGTTCTCTTGAGCTGTGCACCATTCAAGATTTCCAATACGGTTGTCGGTTTTGATACAATTCAGATGGTTCACTTGGGGAAGATTCTCGGGGTTCGGTATGAATGCTTTCGCAACTAATCTATGTATAGACTTGCAGTATTTCTTACCTTTGTGATGCATTCCTACTCTGAGATAACCACGAGTCTCTACGGGTTTTATGGACTCACCAGTTTTGGAATTTCGAACATCGCCTTCGTCCGAAACTTCATAATTGGTCTCTTCACCATCTATAATGATGCGCCTATATTCGGCCATAATAATCACCTCAATTAGATGTATTATGACTTGTGTAATGAAGATGTTTGATTCTAATCTTGGCTGCTGATTGTCTCTATTAGAGAGTTTCCAGCAATTAGAGGTGTTTTCTTTATCGATCGCTCAATAAAGCCGCACGGGATCTCATACGGCAGTTCCGACTGATTTTGGATATTGACCAAGTATGACACCATTAGTAAACTCCGGGATGTTCTCCTTACGAAGACCTTCCGAAAAAGAGTTTGGTGCAATTTTATACTTGCCAGTTACTGGGTCGAATACTGGTCCTCGAATTATGTTATTGCATTTATAATTATTATCGAAATTTCCACGTGCTCCCGAATCAAACAATTCCATTCCGGGATCACCTTTAAGCTCTTTCTTTGCTTCCTCTATCAATTCGCTTTCAATTTTAACCGCTTCAATAGCATCGCCTTCAGCGAGTTTATCAGCTTTCTCCTTCAATAACTTTTCCCGTTTAGCGATAACTCCCTTGAGAGGCACTATGGTTTTTTCTGTAAATGAACCACATACCATGGAATGAAGTGAAAGTATCCATTGAAGACGATTTTGATATTCAGCGTAATCGTTCAAATCGATTATATCGTTCTTCAATCCGTCGTTAATGTTATTCTCGAATTTTCCGAGAGATTTTTTGTCGAGTGGTGTATTCCAGTAATCAGTGACATTTTCAAGCAAGTTTTCCACGATGAATTTATTGAAGATGAATAAGCCGACATTGGTGCGTTTGATATCTTCTCTATTGTGACATTCACCCTTTTTGAGAGAGAATTCATCCGACCAATTAAATCTGGGTTTTTCAATCTTCTTGGTTTCGGGATTATAATGTTGAACGAGATTCTGTTCGATGAAATTACGATCTATATCGGTTTGTTTAAGCGAAATCAGAAAAGCTCTATCTTCTTGTGAAAGCATTTTCATCACTCCACGTCATGTTTGACACGGTCTGCAACTTCCGCTCTTTTTGCGTCATTAAAACGATCTAATGTGCTCAAATAACCGGTAATTCTCGCGATACGTTCGAACGGTTTATCTTTCGGACGAAAATCCATATCGATACAACCATTCTGATTCTTAACCAGCTTGATCTCAGCAATCGTATCACCGTTTGAATCTTCGCGGGCAAGTTTAATATACTCACGAATTTCCGCAGTAGACGGTTCGAAACCTTCAACAATGACATTGACTTCATCGACGACAAGTTCACGCATATTAATCACTCCTTTAATTTAGTTAAAAAGGTGTTGAAAGACCTAGTGGAATATTCTTTTCCAACCAGGTCTTTCATATTTCAAGAACGATTCTTTGTCAATTTGTAAAGATTCTGTAACGGAATGTGATTTCCTTGTTCTCCAACATCTCGTTGCCGAAATTGAGTTTCGTAACCATTCCAACGTGTGAGTAGTCGTACTTACCGGATTCGTATTCGACTTTGATACCAGTACACAAAGCGATTGAATTGATTCTCGCTTTCTCAATTTCTCCAAGAAGATTAAAGTACTCACGTACATCTTTTTTGCTCAAGAAGAGATTGATTTCTGCAAAGACTTCAATGTTACTTTTGATAGTCGTGTTATAAACATCGGCTGTAACTTCAGTTCCATCTTCGTCATCAATACCATCGTCAAAATAAGCCTTGATAACAGGTTGCGTTTGGAATGCTTTGAGATAGTATGCAGTATTACCTTCTCCCAAATCTTTATGGAAGAAATACTTTTCTTTATCCGAAGCCGAAAGTTCACTCTCTACAACACGGAACGGAACCATCTCCGTACTATTACCGTTGCTACCAATTTCACGTTCGAAAAAGTTGACAGCTTTAGTGGAACCGATTGTATCACCGCAACCACCAATGCCAACACCCCAAAGACAAATAAAATGATCTTTAGGGATAATATCATCAACAGTGAAAACCGGATTATCGGTCATTATTCCCATTATAGAGTTCAAATCTTCAATTTGCAGAGATGCACGTACGTTCAAAAGTTTTTCAAGCACATAGATAGATCCGCCCAACACAACGTTGTTTTGTGCTTTGGAGAATAAGATGTTCCCAAATTGGTCAACTGCGTCTATAGATGTGCGAAAAGTTTTATTTTGTTTGCCGGCGATAAGATCTTTTTTGATGCCAAGCTTATCATCGAGCTTTATAAACTTCTGGTTCATGCTCGTCACCCATTCCTTTCTTTCGCGTAATTTTAAGATTATGTCTTACTCACGAAGCTCCCAGCTTAGTTAACGTCTCTTTGAAAGTAAACTTATCCGAAACATTTCGTTTCGAACTTCTTGTGAGAGACAATCTTGGGAATTCCAAATTCGTTCGATTAACCAAAAATCTGCTAATGTCAGTAGATAATCCGATATCAATGTCATATTCCACCTGAACTGATTTCATAGCGTCACGAAATTTCTCAGATACTGTCGAAATAACGTCTTTTGCAATCATTCTGTAGATGAAACTTTCGATATGAAGTTTTGAATTCGAATAAACTCCGGCGATAATCTTTTCGATTTTCTCCGTTAAGTCAGCTTTAACCGACTGAGTTATCGATAATTTCCATTCATCTGTATCAGCAAATTCCAGTATTTGAGATGTAAACCTCGTAACGTTCACATCAATATCATTCGCAATCGTTCTTGTGGATTTCAGTAACGCATCAATATAACGCGTTCTGTTAATAACATCAAATTTCTGAATATCTTTCTCGAAAAAGACTCCGGATACATCTCTACAATAATCCAGTGCTTTCAGTAGTTTATCTCGTTTAGCAGATAATACCTCGATATAAGTCTTATTCATTATCTGAAAGATGATCAAAAAGTTCTCTGCTAAATCAATCTTATCAACTACAGATCTTCTGATTAATTCGGAAATTCTATCGTGGTGAGCCCTGTAAAAATCCGTTTTGATAATAGAATCGATTGATTCAGAATCTATCTTATTTATCAGTTTAACTTGTGAATCAGAGAGAAATCTGACAAATAAATCTCCGAGTTTTCCGATAAATTTGCTTACGGTTGCAGTTATCTTATTAACACTCGGACATATCAACTCGACGCTATATACAGTAGATTTGAGGTAACTTGAAACTTCTGGAACCAATTCAGTCATAAGTTTCATATGATCACTTTCGGAAACGGAACCATTCACGTAAACCAATCTATCGATAAACTTCATTACTTCGTCATCGATAAACCTAATAGATGATTCCCATTTATCCATCATCTTAGGTATAAGATTGGTCTTTATTTCATCGCGTACAATCTGAATTGTTTCATCGTTGATATTGATCTTCTCGTCGATAATATATCGAACCATCATATCAACTATCTGATCGACAATAGTAAGTCTATGTTTGAGAATATTCTTAACCAAAGTCGTAAAAGCATCCGAATACTGATTCAAAATCCTTACCATAATCGTCATGCCAACGTCAGTCGTCATAGTTTCACGATTCACCAACTTCTCGCGAACCATAGCGACAATCATGTGGAGAAAACACTCTTTAAGATTCAGCTTGTTATCGTGAGTCATATCGACAGAAGCATTGATATCATCGGAGTATTGATTGAGAAGCTTCTCCATTTTTTCTGCAAGTATTGTGACATCTAAACTTTCTGAAAAGATAAATTTATCGGAGAAATATATCTTCGTCATGAAATCAGCAATAACATCACACAACCGAATTCTGTCAGAATCGGGAATACTCATAAGAATACTGAAATTGTCTGAATATTCTCCAAGAATTTTAGTACCAGCATCTGTTCGGATACAAGCAGACAAATCGTCTTTGATAGAGATATCACCATTAATCAAAAATTCGCCAACGAAATCAGAAATTTGCGTAACAATTTTGATATAGTCTTTGTTATTCGGGTCAATGTCTAATGCCAAAGTATCAGCGTATTGATTAAGAATGTGCGAGCCTGTTCCTCCCATATCAATATATTCTGCAAGACTATAATCAAGATTTAACTTGGACGATACGCTCGCAACCACGTAAGAATACAAGTCTTCTAAGAATTGAATCTTCTCTTTATCACTGAATTCAATATCGACACCAGATATCGCATCATAATAATACTTAATAAAACCATCGTACATCCACCAAGTTATATCTGTTTGCCAAATCATGTCGAGAATCTTTAACATATTGAAATATCTATCGTCGAATAAGTATAACAAACCTGCATGAGACAAATCGACCGTATATGACTTAAAGAAATTGATCAGTCTCAGAAGAACAACTACCAATGCAGATGCATCAACTGCTGTATGAAGATATTTCAATTCGTTACATAAAGTTTCAAGTTTATATAACAGATGAATCATTATCTCATCAGTGTCTTTAACCGATGTAGTGTCGAAATCGTCCACGAAGAAATAGAGTTCAATATCGAGGTCTTTCAACAAATCAAAATAATCCGTCGCATAACTTCCATCATTTTTCTGATAGACTACCTCTTTATCTTCGACTACAAGAATCGAGTTATACAGTTTTTTGTAAGCTCTGTATACTTCAATATCTTTAGTAGATGCCATCTGCTCAACAATGAAATCCTTAAGAGCTTTGATATTATGGTAGATTCTATCAACGTCTTTATTGCTGGTGACTGTGAAATTCAGCATATATTGAATGACATCTTCATCAAGATATTTGCTGTCGACTACATCAGCAATTATCTGAGCCATATCTGCATGAAAATTGAATCCATATACTGAAGCTACAGCGGCAGGTCTCAACGGAATCTCTCCTGTGAAACCATAACGTTTACAGAAAAACGCACATAAAAAGATTATGAACGAATATAAATCGTGTGGTCTTGGAGAAATTTTTGGTGCTATCAAATACACCTTACGAAACTCATCGTTGTTATCAATTACCATTCTGAAGAAATGATTTATCTCGTACATCATTGCCGTGATCTTAAACATGATATCGATACTGATATACTTCGATTCTATGTAATTCAGACCAGCCGTATAAATCTTTTCACGAAGTTCATCATCGTCAACCCAGTAAATATCTCCCGAAGTCATATCGGTATATTCCATTCGATTAGTTCTATCAACCAATGCAGTGTTAATATCCTTAGACTTCAAATTGACTCTCTGGAAGTATATCTCAAACATCTTCTCATAATCAGGACCTGATGTGATAGTGCCATCACCATTTACAACTGTCTTAGTAGGAAATATTGGTTTGCCTGTTACAGAACTATGAACATGATTCCGAACCAAAAGATATTTGTAAATTGAGACATTAGTGAATCCGAACACTGCACATAAATCGAACAGAACTTTGTCAGACGATTTAAACGCAAGAAAGATATTGAGATTCTTAGCCAATAATTTCATCTGGTCTATAGTCATATCTCCAATATACGGTATACTGTATGAATTAAACAGATACCTCAGTAACTGTGTATCATAAAAATCCCTCGTTATACCTTCACGAAATACGGAAGAAAATAAACGTTGGATTGCCATTATGAGAATACAGAATCCGATGAAGTTATCGTAATATTTGTAGCTTTTAGCGATATTCGGATTGTATATGGCAATCATATAATAATCACGTGCGTTATTGTAGAACTTCTTAAAGTCGAGCTGGATATTATCCGGATTAGTGGGACGACTGAAAAGGAGTTCATAATTCAACGCTTTTCTTGCCTTATAACAGTCGATTGATCTATCCCCGATATAATTCAGATACAATTTGTCCGGGTGAGCTTCAATCAACTTTGCCATTATTCCGGTAGACGCTAATCGACCAACACTACCAATATCCAATGAATGTACAGGGATATCAGTTCTAACATCAACCGTATTTTCAGGTGCATAGATGTAATCTGTATCATCTACATCGGGTAAACCCATAAGCATTCTATAATAATTATTTCGTTCGACGTAGTTTTCCAAGATATACTCTCTTTGCAATTTCAACAATGCTGCTCGAATACCATAAGGTATTTTCTGTTTATCCAAATTATACTCGGTTATATTAGCAGGAGAAACGCCTGCTGCACGATAAACTTCATAATTGAAAGTGTTATACGAACTGAAATCATCGATTCCATCTTTAACCATTATATACATTTCGGCATCGCGCATTGTATCGACCGTTTCATACTTAGCCGCTTCGTTTCCTCGTTTAACGATCATAGAACGTAAAAGAGTTTTAAGTTCACGAATGAATATATCCATCTGCAAACCTTGATACATCATCATATCTCAAGCCCCTCCTTTCTTAGGCACAATTAACTAAATGTAAATCGCGTAAAAACTAGCGCAGAATCGAGGTGAGAAGAATGGAAGACATAATTCATGTGAATAATGAATCTGCTGTAGTAAAGTCAAATCTTTTACCGTTTGAAATCAGCTATGAGAAAGATCAAAGTTTCTTCATGGTTTTAGAGAACTACGTATCGTTCATAAAGGGATGCGAGAATTTCATTAGACGTTCCAAAGATTATGTCAATTACGTAGCAACACTCAAAGAAATGGGATTGACACATTGTCAAGTTCTTGGAAACGTGGACAGTTCACTTGGAATTCAAGGTCATGAAGTCAGTGTCGAAATGCATCACGGTCCGATATTTACACTATTCGATTACTGCAGTTGTCTTATAATGTATCTGTTGAAGAATGATTATACAGTCAATACTCCAAGAATAGCAAAGATCATTATGAATGAGCATTGGGCTGGAAATATTCAAACTGTAATGTTATCGACCACAGTTCATCAAGCTGTAGATAGTGGCAAACTGTTCATAAGTCTCAATCAAGCCCATGGAAACCTCAATGCTTTTCTCAAGAAATATTCTGAGGGGTTAACTACTCATCAATGCGAAAAAATAAACAAGTATATCGAACTCAGTAAGAAATATAAATCGACCGATAATGGTTTGTTCGATATCAAAGAAACCATACACGATTGGTCTAAACGAAGAATTTACTGAAAAAACAAAGGGTGTCACGATACCGTGACACCCATAAATACGTTCAATTTCTGATTATACAGCTTAACAACTGATTTCCGTAAATGTCTTGATGATGACCGAGAATCCGGTACTCGATATTGACGTGGAGAAACTCACGTGCCAGTTCAGCGAGTCTGTTTTGTTTGAGATGTGGTGCAAGTGTTACCTGCACAACCCATTTTATATCTTTCGGGTGAGTACTCATCGTTCGCCTGATTTGATCAAGTGCTGGTTTGTATTCTCCTGCGGCGTCTTCTTCCAAGCATTTTTGATGCAGTAAGAACGTCCCGTAGTCGTCAAAGTTTGGTTTCAATTTATTCAACTGGCATCATCGCCAAATCGCCAATTGCTGCGTTAACCGCCTGCATGACATGTTCAAACGTGTCCCATTTAGCCATGAACCCGGTCTTATGACAGAAAATTGCCCCATCAATTCCGGAAACTTTCGAAAGTTCTTCGCCACGCAATCCTTCCCATTTACTCGGAAGCGGGAATTTGATCTCGAACGAATTGGGTTCTTTCGGAATCGTTCTGAGGACGTATCCCTCTTTGGAAAGAGTATCCTCAAAAACGATGTAACGAATGAGTTCGCACAAATCGCGATTATTGAAGTAGAAGTCTTGCCACGGAATCGCTTTCTCGAAGAAGAGCACGTTTCTGAAATCCGGGTTAGTCCTCGATGTATAGAGAGCATCAGTAAAGACTTTCAAAGCATTTCCGTGTGCGACCGCTTCCCTGAAGACTCTGGCGAGAATTTGTTTAGTGATGGTAACGCATATACCAAACATCTTATCAGAGTCATAGTTCTCTTCTTCAAATGCCGGATTGAAATTTTTAACCCAAGCGAGTTTGTGTTCGAGTACGTCGAGTTCCTGACCGTTATCCGCAGCCTCAATCGGGTAGAGAAGTTTTGTACGGACATATTCGAGAACTGCGTCGTTAAATTTCGCCGATTTATTGAAGAGAATGTCGAACACTTTTCCACAAGCCGCAAGCTTGATTCCATTTTCCGGGTAAACGCCGCTGTCCGTCTGATGATGGTCGAGGTAAAGAGTCTTCCCGTCAAATTCGTCGCAGTTGCCAACATCGACAACGAACTGCTTGTTTTCGATGTCTTCGATTTTGCGAGTGCGTTCACAGCGGATGACTTCGAATTTCATCTCTTTATTACCGTAAACGATGAAGAACGCTTCGATAAGAGCGACCGACATAACATCATCGGCATGCATGATGCCACCGTGAGTGACGATAGTGACTTTATCCGACTTCTTGATGTCTTCGATGAACTCCAGAATGTCGACCATCTCTTCGTTGTTAAAGAGGTTAAGTTCAGTTCCCATAAATAAACCCTCCAATTCTGTGATTACTAATAACGTTCGTTGCTCCGTAATAAATACGTGAAAATTAAACCATTAAATTGCGTATAAGACAAATACCTAAACTTATAATGAAAGGAATGGTCTAAAATGGCTCGCATGATTAAAAATGTTAAGTCAATGACCCTTGGTGTAGATCTGGTGACAGTGTTCGAAAACGACACTAAAACAATCAGACCTTTCAAAATTGGAGATGTAGTGGAGAATCTTCGCTATGTTGATAATGGAGAAATTGTCATTGTGTCTGGTCGAATAACTGATCTCACTTATACCATGGCTACAAAACTCGCATGGAATAAGAAGACTCCGACCGATTCTCTCGCAAAAGACATGACGTTGGTTAACATCACTATCGATGCTTCTTCGGAATACAATTCAAAAATTGTTACTATTCCGCTCAAAGAAGTTGTCGAGTTTGAAGAAGAGACTGGCGTCGCTCGCATGAAATTTGTTCCGTTCATCACATACGATATGGAACTTCATTATTCCGATTATCGAGTCGAAAGAGTTAGTGTTCAAAGCGGCGATAAATTTGATAACGTTCGCATTATCAACCCCGCAAATGTTGGTGTCGACTTCACCGGGAAATATCAAGTTATTGGATTCGCATATAATGTCGTTGGTGGTGTCATTAACGTCACTGGTATCGCATTCCATAATCTTGAAACTGATGAAAATTTGGTTACTGATTTTGAGTATATCCTTGCTCTTAATGAGGTATATATCTACCAAATTAACAGTCCGGAAGCTATTGCTGAAGTTATCGGAAATCTTTCAGAAGGCGATACTATTGAAATCAGTAACGTCGTCGATACTACTGGCAACGCGATCGTCATCAACAAACCTAACATCGAAATTGCTATGAATGATGCTATTACTACTGATGGCTCTAGCACATCGGGCATCCGTGTTACTAACGGTAGTCTTACACTCACCGGCAACGCTCAAGTTGTTAACAACACGGCATACGATAAGAATCATGGCAGCGGTGTCATTGGTGTCAAAGCTGGTGGCGAAATCATATTCAACGGCAGCGGTGTTTCTGCTGTTATTGAAGATGATCCTGTTAACAAAGGTCAATTCGGTGTATGTGTCCATGACAATGGTAAAGTCACTGTTAATGACGGTATATTCGAGACTGGTTGGTATTGCATCTCTGGTAATGGTTCAACCACTAACGCAGATTCTGTTATCAAAATCAATGGTGGTGAATTCGTATCTGTTGCAGATTATGCGATTTATCACCCGCATCCTGGTAAACTCATCATCAATGGTGGTTCCTTCTCGGGTGCTGCAGGTGCGATTGCTGCTAACAACGGTATTATCGAGATCAACGGCGGTGAATTCTCAGTTCTTGGTGGTGGTAACACTGGAAACTGGAGCGATGGAACCAGTGGTCTGCAAGATGTAGCTGTTAACCTCAACGCTAGGTATGGAGACATCACTTGCCGTATTACTGGCGGTATTTTCAATGCGACTGCGGCTGGTACTATCTTGATTCAAACCGGTACGGCTCATAACGTCGATATTAAGATTTCCGGTGGTAAATTCTCTTCCAAACCCAACGTTGAATGGATTGCGGAAGGATATTCAGTTTCAAACGAAGCAGATAGCGAAGGATATTACACCGTTACTAAGAACGAAGCGTGAGCTTATAAACTGACGAAAAACAGGAGATTCCTAATATAGGGAATCTCCTTTAGTGCGTTTAAAATTTTTTAAACTGACATTACATAAGGGGAAGGAAGTGTTTACCAAATGAGTATAGAATACGGAATGACATTACTTACTATAATCGGAATATTCGGTGGAATGATCTATTGTGGAAAAAATATATTCAATAGACTTCTTGAACACCACAAAGAAATCACCAAGATAAAGTCTGAGGCTATAAAAAATGCGATGATTAATTCCGCCGATGTTATTTCAAGCGGTATTCTGGATGCTACGTCTGGAATAGTAAATACATTCGGCAAAGATTACATTCTTGCCACAAAGGTCATGAATACTTCATTAAACGACCACATGAATGCGTTGAATCAACTCATATCGACCGAATTCTATAATGCAATTTTGCTTCCAAGAGCAGGAACGGTAAATAAACCACCGATTGAAGATGTTAAAGCCAGTACAGATATGATTGCGAATCGAATTCTTTCTGGATTGGAACCGGAATTCTTTAATATATTCAAGGCACATGGAATATCTGAAGAATTTATCATGGGTTACATAACCCGCGAGTTATTTGCCAAACTTATTGAATTCACAAGAACCAACAGAAAAAAGGAAACGATATAAAGCCGAGTTTAGGGTGACGAGGAAAACTCGTCACCCGTTTAAACCAAAATTTGATACATCGGAATTATGTAATGCGTATAGTTGTATGATATATCGAGATACTTCAAATCGAGATTGAAGTCTGTATAACCCAAAGTGTTTTCCATTATTGCTATTCGAGCTATTGGTCTAAAGAGAGATTGATTATTCAATTCTCTATAATATCCTGATTCAAGTTTCTTATTTCGATAAGCAACAGCAACTTCTTTGATAAACTCAAGTTGTTTAGATGTATTGGATAGTCTCAGAAGATTAACATACTCGGTTATCAAGTCAAGCATATAATCTCGATGTAATGGCAGTAATTCGTCTTTGATTCCTTTGCACGCCAATTCATCTTCTCCAATATAGAATTCGCAGTCATTCAGATAGATATAAGAATGAAACGTGTGCTTTGGAACAAACTCAATGTATTTACCAAACCGAAGATGTTCATAACGTTTACCAATAATGAAAATTGCGTCTTTCTTAATAGAGAGGATGTCATCATCAGTAACGTTGTTATATCTGAAAAAAGCTTCTCTACATTTTGCAAACCCTTCTTTGAGTTTTTCGGAGAGAGTTTTATCTTCCCGCTGAAGTTTTCCTATTGCAACATGTCGTTCTTTCTTATCAAGTTCTTCCAATTCGCGTATTTTTTCTTCAGGCAATAAACCGAATTGTTTACAGATATTAAATCCTGCCGATCTTATATCGTATTCAATAACTCCTTCACCTGCGATATATTGAATCGCTTTATTGGTATAAAGAGTCCGTTCATGGAGTATTGATGACATTATCGTACCACTTCTTTCCCCATTTCCATAACCACTTCTTAAATTTCATCAAATCATATACGGCGAATTTAATCATGTACACTATTATACATATTCCCATTAACAGCCAAAGTATTGTGAGAGCTTTATCTTGATGAGAAAATACTGCCACACCTTTAAACACAGCAAAACCTATTGCTATTACAGCAACCAGAGGAACCGAAAAGTATGCTAATCCAACAATCACAGGAACCAGTAATTTTGCCAATATAAACGGGATATATACTACAACCGCTATACCACCGAATATATAACCTAGAATTTTCTTCATTTTTTCCATACGATTCATCTCCCTTATTTAACGTCGTCAAACAGGTAGAAGCCTACAGCAGCTTCTACCTGTATTTTGCGTTCAAATAATCTTAGGGTCGGGATACATCTGAACTACTATCCCATCCGTCGCAATTTGTCTCGCAGTCAATCCCACCGATTTAATCTCTCCACCATTATCACGGAACGTAAAGGAAATCATCGAACGAGTACATTTCACAATTATTCCGTGAATGATATTGATAGAATCAGGTTTCTTATGATAAGCAAAAATCACTCTGCCGGGTTCAAATACTTCCGGATTCACAATGCGAAATTCATAAGGTTGCATTGACCTCGGAATATCGTTTTTAGCAACAATCATAGGTTGAGGATAATTGTATTTATCAGTTACCGTGCAATGGAAATGATCTTTATCACATTCGTACATCAGACGGTAAATCTTTCCGTTCATCTTAAACGCGTCATTTGTATTCAAGAATCGCTCAATCTGCAAATCGATCATTTTACATTCCTCCTTTTATAAAACTGTGAGAAAAAACAAGCTGGAGACAAACTCTCCAGCTCAACGGATATTTATCCGAGTATTTCAATCGACTCATCGAATTTATTCATCATTTGCGCCACGTGTTTATCAAATTTCTCCCGAGTCTCTTTGTCGAACTTCTTATTCTTGCCCGCGTAGTTTTTGTATTTCACCACATATTTTTTCGGGATTTCGAGATTCTCGATAATGAAATGACGCAAGAATTTCGGATACAACATCTCGCTCTCCATCTTGGAATAGCACATGAATGTCACTTCCGAATCGATTCCGTCTGACGCAATTATCTCAAGGTTGAGAAAATGGCAGATGCGCGGCGACGAAAGAAAGCGATAATAATTCTCGCGGTATTTTTGTTTGTCGCCAGTGTTGCAATAACAGGTAAACGCACTAACCGGCGGAAGCAACCATGAACCGTCGGCCATTCCGGGAACTTCCAGAAGGTCGCTTGAAATCGCGAGATACTTGGCGTTCTCTTGGTATTGTTTCATGCATTCCTCGAGTTCGCCAGATTCAACGAAAACCAGCAAATTAACCAACCTCCTTAGATTTATTGATTTTCAACATCGGAACTGAGTCTTTTTCAGATTCCGCGACCCAGTCATAACCCGCCTCGAAACTCACTTCGACCTGTTCTTTCTTTTCAAACATTCTCGATCTCGTTTCGTCATCGGTTTCCATTAACGTTTTGATATCGTGAATTCTGAACACTCGGCCGCAATGAGAACACAGCATTTGATCATAATCGGAATCGTATCCTATCGAGTGCTGACAATATGTGCAGCGCAACAGGTTCTCATCTCTTAAGAAGACATAACCGTAGTCGATGAAACGCAGTTCGTGTTTGTCATCCCAACCCCAGTTTCGAAAGTTCTTATCGATGCAACCGAGATCGGCGAAGAGATATTTCCTCGACATCCACTTGAGAATCTCACGAATCTTTTCTTTGTTGGCATGGAACTCAACCTTCGACATGACGTTTACGTACTGCGCCACTGCGATGAGACCGTTCGTTTCGTAAGTCTTTGTCGCCCCGTAGTCGAGAAGCTGTTTGCTCATCTTGAATTCCGTCTCGTTATCGTCAAACCCATAATGGTCGAGTGAAAACTTGAAGACGTAATTATCCTTGAGCATCGCGTAACGATTTGTACCAGCACCAAGCTCCATAAATCCGCGAGGAATCAGCATGTAATTGATGTGGTCAACTTTCTCGTTATTATCGGCGAAACGATTCGACAGACAAATCTCGTACAAGATTTCCAAATCGTGAACGGTGAAATTTTCTTTGATTCGACTGCGGAGTTTTCGAGGTTGAATTCGGTCATCCGAGTCAAATACCAATGAACGGAGTTGCATAGACATCCCTCCTTATGAGTCCATACCTGAATAGCGTTTTGCTGCGGTGAAAGTTTGCATTTCTCTCTGCCATGCGCCGAATGAAGTTCCGAAATCAGACGAGCCACTACTTCCGGAATGTTTGTCGAGAAAAGCATCAAATTCGTCCTGCTCTTCCTTCTTCTTTTTGTCTTTCTTTTTCGGTTTCTTGTCAGAACGAACCATCTTCCTCAACTTCTTCGAATCGATAGTCTGAGTTACCGCTCCGATATCAAATCCGGCTGCTTCGAATCCTTTCGCAACTTCAATCGAGTTGAAGTCGTCGTACGGTATCAAGATTCCCCTGTAGAACCTCATACCTTCGTGTTCTTCCGGAATTAAACCGTTACATTCGTCTTCGTACTGTTGCACGATCTTTCCAAATGATAACGGCTGTCTCGCTTTTTCAAGAGCCTTTTTGCGACGTTTTGTTTCCTTTGCCAGACTGCGCGATTTCTTTCCTTTCTTCTTGCCTTCAAATTCACGAGCCTGTTCTTCGCTATAAGCTTCAAGAATTTCAAGTTCTCTCGCGATTGTATTGGCGTCATCTATCGCTTTGGATATTTCTTCTTCCTGCACAGACACCGGCAAATAAATCAAATGTCCTTCACGAACTTCCATACCATCACCGAAATCGACGGACGCGTCGCTCACACGCTGCATAAACTCGTCGGAAAGCTCGTAATCTTGTTTGTCTTGGTTGCATTTGCTGATATAGCAACCATAGCGAGCTTGCAAGAGATTCTGTTCGGTCTTACGGAATTTCGGCATCGGAGGTATAAATTCTGTGATTGCTCCCATATCATACAACCACAAGAAATTTTCCTTTCCGTACTTTTCCGCTAATTCCTCCAGATACTCTGTAATAACGCTGACTGCGTCGAGATAATCATTGTAGTTCCGATATTTGCGACGGATTTTACGAATCGCTTCATTCGCTTTACCGTACAGCACATCATCGGGTTTGTGATAATCGTCGTCGAAGTCGTTGATTTTCGGCTCGAATTTTCCATAATCTTCTTCCATGAGCCAAAACCACCTCTATTCTTGTTTGATTACCCTTATAATATATACTCGAAACCATGTATAAGATTTATGAACAGTGTAAGCCAAGAATCCGGTTTGAATTTTTCCACATTGAAAGTTTCCGATGTGAAAATTGGTATCTTCTTGTTAAAACGATTCCGAATATCAACTGTATCAGGAACCGGTTTAACTGAATACAATAAGAGCTCTTTTCCTTCTTCAAGTTTTGCGTCAAACAATGCTTTCGAATCAATCTGGAAAGGATAACATCTTCCAATATGGTAATAAGAAATAGATGTCTCCTCAGATTTTGCAATGGTATCGAATGTGATGTATCCGAGCTTATTACCGGCTTCTTTAAGACATTCTTTGTACGGGAAGTTATCTGGAGTATATTTGATCGCATTCGGATTAACCCCGAGTTCTTCAACCGATTCTCTAAATGCCGTATTGACACATTGATTATCTAACCAAGAAACTTGATTAGTCCCTTCGTAACGAACATGACCACCTATCATCGTAGCATGACCAGCAAGGTCAGAACGACTTTCTCGTACGAAAACAAATATCGGCGGAGAATTAGGTTCAAGTATATAAGGAACTGCCATTGCAACAAGCTGGATATATTCTGGATTATATTCGATTTCAGCTCTCTGTCGATACAGGAGATTAGATTGTTTCGCGTCATCTCTCTTAAAACAAGCGATGAACTCATTCTTATCATTTCCGTAATAACGAAGAGCAATAATCTTTTTAGCCCACTCGAACGCTTCTGAATCTTGCGGGAAATGAGTAAATGCAAAAAGAATGAATTCAGATTCTGAATCTACAATGCTACGCGATTCAACAACCATATGCAAATCACCGAGCATCGCTTGCACAAAAGATTCGTAATCGATTTTATTAGGTAAATCGTGAAACATTACGTTCCAGTAATCATTATAAAGCTTTTCAGTATCTTTCCATCTCATATAAACTCCTCCAATGATGTAAAAAAGAGCCGGCGAACAAATGAGATTCGCCAGCCCCAAGTTGGATCCTGTTTATCTTTCTTTAATACGGAGCCGATAACACTCCTCTATCTCATCTTCTGTCACTCTGCAGAGAATCGTAACGGATTTTTCGCTGTTGTTGAGTTCTTCGAAGCCTTCCCCGATTAATCGCTGAATTTCCGCATTGTAAACTTCGACCGCTTCCTGTTCATCTCGAGTTTCTAAGAGAACGGTCGTCGGACCAACGCTGACATCATATCCCGGGAACACAGACTCGATGAGAACGCAGTATTCTTTTTCACGTTTGTCCGGATCGACATTGATAATGAATTCTTCTGCCGCCCAACCAGCTGTGACATTTCCGACAAAGTTGAAATATCTTGGAAATTCGGTGTTGTCACTGAACTCAGCACGTTGTTCTTCCGGAATTTTATTGAGCCAATCTTCTGATTCGTTCATCAAGAAGTCGTGGCAATCCTTCGCACTGTAACCGAGAAGTTTCCCGAGAAGTGCTTCGCGTATAACCGCGTCGCGCTGAATTTCGTATTGGTTTATCAGCGTTTGAATGACCGGCTCGCGATAGATGAAGAACGAGGTAATCTCTCCTTCATGCAAAAGTTCGCAGGATTTGAACACTCTGAGTCCGTAGGATTCAACGAAGCGTTTTGCCGTTTCGAAGAAACGTGTGTCGATTGCTTCGAGTGCACAATCGCGAACGCCGTGCGAAACCAAATAACAATTTTCATTGATGGTGTTCAAATCCGCAATGACGATTGTCATTCTGAAATTCCCGCTGGAATCGACGCTCGGTTTAATCATGAGCTCGCTGTGGCAGTTGTCGGAAAACGTTTCAAATTCTTCCATGAATTTAGCAACGTCTTTGGTCTCGACCGCAAACGTGACGAAACCGATATTGTCATCGTAATTAAGTGCATCGACGAAAGTCTTTCCGAGAGTTTCCGCGATGTACTTCTTCATTGTGTACTTCATTACTCTTCTTTTCTCCATTCGTTGTCTTTACCCATTTGCGCTCGTCCATGTACAAGCGCGTCGCATTGTTCGTTAAGCACTCGGAACTTAGTGAATAACGTATATGAACATATGTAGTCATTTCGTTTTTGAAACTTCTTGTATTCTTTCATATACGAATCTCTATTCATATGCGAATGAATCTTCAAGAAAGTTCCACCGTTCCGTAAGCTGTAGAAGAGGTCGTGCGCCTTACGAATCAAATCGTAGTTCTTGATTGGCGTTCCCTCTTTGGTCATCGGTCGCTTCCCTGTACGCAATTCTTTTTCGCGCCAAGACGAATACCATTTTGTGACGCAGTTGATAACGTACTCGGAATCCGATATGATCAGTACCGAACCGTAATCATCGATACCCTTAGAATGAATTTCCTCTAGACCGTTAATCAGTCCGGTAAACTCCGCTTTGTTGCTGGTTGACCTTCCCAAATACTCCACATCCGAATTTTTGTAGACGAGTTTCTCTTGGTCGTACACCTCGATTATAAATCCGCCTGCACAGATGAAAGTATCTCCAGTCGAAGTCCGGTCGTCTCTCAGCGATGAGCCGTCAGTAGCCATTATACTTACCAAGTTCATCACCTCCTTCCTTATTCGACTGTGGAAAGGTCGATTATTCGGCGTAGAAGAAATCGGTCAAGTTGACCTGCGGCTGCGGAGACACGTCCTCGAACGAATCCACAACCATGAATCTGTATTCGAATCCTCCCGAATGACCCTTGCCCTTATCGGAAGTCGAGACGCGCCACTGCGTTTCCACGGCGAGAGACTCCGCGTACTTCTGGAGATGCTTGGTCACGTCTTTGCGCTTTTTGAAGACCCCGAACATTCTGATTTCCGGAACGGAATTCCTCTTGTTGAGATCCTTTGTCGAAACGAATACAACTTTCACTGTTATCTACCTCCATAGAGTTTATTATTTGAACGTATCCACGGCAATAATATATAAACAAAAGGCGTGACAAAGTATGGAGCCTTATTGGCTCCATACCATGCCGTATCTATATATAATCCCAACCATCCAACTGCCCGCGCCGTTATATAGCAGTTGGATTGAGTAGGGTTCTATAGATATGGAAGGATATTGGCAGACTCACATTCTCTTGGTCTCTGCAACGGATGATGATGTCTGGAGGAACGGGTTGCTTTTTCTTACGTTCCATCGCATTTGTATAAGTGAGGTCGATTTCTTCACGATGTTTTTCATACAGCAAGAAAACACTATCCTCTTTGTCAAATTGCTTCAGATATTCTATTAACCCATCTGAGTCAAATTCGGCAAGCTTCATCATCATGACACACTTCCTTCCTTTTGGGTTAAGCGATTCGAAGTTCGTTCGGTATACTATCATAACCCTCATTAGTTATATAGATGTATTTCTTATGAAGTATTGAATTCGATTTGAAATTGAATGTCTTGCTAAGCTCAAGTTTCTTCAATAAGACAGCCTCTAAATCACATTCATTAACTTCACGTTTATACTCATTATAGAAGTTCATAAATCCTTCATCAAGAAATTGCAATGGAATGAATACCTTACCAACGTGTACTAATTGATGAACCGTGTAAGATAACGGAATCAATCCAACCATTCCACGAAAGTGAAGTTGCAATACCTCACTTGATATATCGTATTCATTGATTTCGCGTTCTTCATTCATAAACCTTCTGAGAACCACATTAACCACATCAAACAAAGTAAATGGTTCATGGTGAATCTCGAGTTTCAATTTCTTAATCAATTCCCTAGAGAGATTTTCGAATACTGAACAGAAATTCATCTCGCATATATCAGTGAGATATTTAATGTATTCTTTATACTCATAAGAACCTCTGACCATTTTTTCGATGTACTTGATATACTTGGTTTTGTCTTTATCTGTGGCGAGCAAAAGGACAGGTCTTTCAAGGCTCTCTTTTGGTAAAAAAATCGTCTCTTCAGGAGCGGTTTCTTTATAGGGTTCAATCAACGGAATTCTCATCTTTATCACCTCTTTCTTAAAAAAATGTGAAAAGAGACGCTCTTATATTTAAAGAGCGTCTCCATTTATTCATTTATTACGTTGACGACGAATGATTCTATCCGAATTCTGATTTCCGCCCGTAACATTAAGGTCGAAGAAAAGTTTCTCATATTCGCTCGGTGGAATTACTAATTTTCCTTCTGGAGATACAACGTCCTTGATTAATAAAGTCGGATTATAACCCAACAAGGCACACAAAATTTCTTCATCTGTATAACCGATATTCCAAATACGAATTCGTAACGCCCGAGTGAAATCATTGAGAGTTTTCATTTCAGTAGTCTCTAAGACTTCATTATTGAATGCTCGTAATGAGAAATGAGACCAATTACGAGCTTCGAAAAATGCCGTATGCTTTCGGTTAATCTGCACAGTATTTGGTCTAAGGAATTCAAATATAGCTCTGAAACTATATCCTCTCTCCGGATCCGGAGCACCGAAAACTTTCACCGGTTTAAACCCCATATCAGATATGAACTTAACATACTCGACGATAATTTCACGTCTCTTAGTTTCGTCAAAAATCTCATAATCTGATTGGTTAATACTGCGTATTGCAAGTTGTCTGTCCTCTCGCCTCAACTGTTCCATTTCTTCTCTAGTTCTGGGACGTTGTTGCGGTATAGGTCTATTATCAGCCAAACTCTCCACCTCCACACCTTTCATTGAAATATTCTCTGCAATCAAACAATCCGACTCGATTAGCTATAAACCAATGGTTCAAAGCCGTATCGATGTTTTCATATATTTCATCAGAGCTCTTAAACCCAAACTTTGATTCGTCTACACTATCCGGGAACTCAGTAAGTATCTTATATAACGCCTTTAATCTCTTGACGGTCTTTTTTACATATGGAGTATTACAAAAGCGTTCGAGATTCTCTATGGCATACTGCAAATCATCAAATTCTGTTCCATTCGAATCACACAGGAGTTCATCAAGATAGTCAATTTCAGAATCAGAAAATGCGAAGTATTTCTTCTTTATCGGAGACCATGTCTTGTTTATTTCCGTTAATGTCGTGCAATGAGTCCGCAATACTTCAAAGAATTCATCAGTTACCTCAACCGAATACACATAATATTCGGAAGAATATTTAAATTGCTTTGCATATAATTCGGCAGTATCTTCATCGTCACAGTATCCGAGATAGTACACGCCTTTGTATAACGAATCCTCATAGAAAGAATTCATATACGGACATTTCGTGACTAGTACTAACAAAATCCAATCACCACCTTTAGTATTAAGTACGCCCAATAAAGGAAAATCACGGACTACCCGAACGAACAAAGTCCAGGTAGTCCATTTAGTTTCAGTCTAAGTAATGTTTGCGTATATCGTCAAGTTTCGGTAAGATGTCTTCGCAACAATTCTGTCTGGCAAATTCGGCAATCTTTCTATACTCTCTGTCGATATTTGATTGAGCCGTCTCTTTGGAACAGTTATTAACAATGACATTGCGATATGAGAACAGCACAGTTCCGAGAAAATCGTGTAAGAGTTCCACAATTCGTATAACTTCGTGTTCACAGTGATCCCAGTTAGCAGTTTCATCAAACGGATAAAATGCGACGTGACTTTCAGCCATTTTCTCGAGAACGTCTTCCGCGAATTCCAGCTTAAAAGCCTCAAACAAATCATTGCCGTTAAGATAGGTAATCAATTTCGCACAGCGTTCTTTCTCATAACCGTTTTCTCTAAGAACGATATAGAGAGTTGACAGATTATAGATTCTATCATTTCTACTGAAATCTCCGATGAAGTCATACATGTGACGTGCAACCAACTCTTTGACATTAAAATCCTCGGCATGAAGCCGTTGATAAATGTTAAACACGGCATCGTTTATATCGAGCTGGTCAATCCGAGTTTTTTCTGCTTGTAACACATTAGCAAGTTCTTCAGTGTCCATCTTTATCACTCTCCTTTCTTAAATCGATAATACGTTGATTAGACGAACCTCTCCATTGAAGATTTAAGTCTCGCAATTCTAATATAAATGGTCCATCAACCAACACATCAATTTCTTTCAGAAGATTGTTAATAGCTGGGTCTTTCTTCGCTCGCAATTCTTCAAGAGTATATCCGGTATAACACCACACGGTTCCACCGAGCTTATGAACCCTGCGTGCTAAAATTAACATCGCTTTGGGCTGCTCCATCGGTTCACCGCCAGTAAGCGTTATACCGGACAACAACGGATTGCTGCGATACTCATGAAGTATAAAGTCTGTACCGGTAACAAAACCACCAGACGCGTCCCATGTATGTTGATTGTGACATCCTTTGCAGTGATGAGAACATCCCTGCACAAACACGGCCAATCGGATCCCAGGTCCATCAACAAAACTCTCCTGAACTATACCGGCACAGCGAAAATTCATATGAATTTCTCAGTCCTTTCAGGATTGTACCTATCCATGACAAATTTACGTTTGCCACAGTGCATTTTACCTTCCGGGCAGAATCCGCGATTGTTATAACAGTTCGGACCTACTCTGTTGAAAATAGACGGAAGAACTTCACGACACTTCTGAAGCATATGGTCAGCCAATTCATGTATCTCATTCTGTGCACGATTGCAACACCGTAGCCCAAAAATATGGATAAGATTTCTGGCGTTGGTTGTCATGATAAGCTGACTCGTTGTGGCATTCGGTAACAGATATCGAGCATCCTCTTTCGGAATATTGAACTCATCGATGAGACGCTTATAACACGCGGCGATTGTATCGAGAGCATATTCGAAAGTCATCTTAGCTTCGGTATTGTCTCGGATCGATTCTGGAGCAACATAGTTGTTCAAAAGATCGTCCACCTCTACATATCGCTGACTACGCTGATGGAAAGTGCAAAGTCTGTGACGAACAAGCTGATGAGTAAGCGCACGAGACACGTCTTCAATCAAGAAAGTGAACGAAATGTGTTCAAGAATGGAATCGTGATGATTATCCATTGCAACCTTAATCATTTTATCGATCGTTTCCTGATTAATTTTCTCGAGCATATCGCTGGCTTTATCCGATGTATAACATACTCTAGCCGCAGCAGCGATAAGCTCTTCCGCATTTTCAGTATGACGGATCAATTCGACTTTCATTCTTCATCATCCTCATCGGCTTCATCTTCGATGTACTCGGCAAAACAACTCGGTTCTATTTCGTTAAACACTGCGACTTTGTAAAGCTCGATGATTGCATCTGCAATACTGTCGTTATTATAACCGAAAGCTGAAACCGGCAAAAGAACAACACCGTTGTTGGAATGAAAATCGTAGTTTCTCGGAGTTAAGAACTCGCAAGCGCGATGGATGGCGTCCTTGTGTTCGAGGATATCGTCACCTTCGTGTTTAGTTTCTTTGCGTTTTTCAAGACGTTCAAGAATGTGATGTTCATCCAGAAGAAGCAAGAAATTATAAGGAAACGGAACGCCATTATCCATTTCATACTTATAAATTCGCTCGTATTCATCGCGCATTTTGTTGTTGATAAACCGCTCTTTAAAATCACCAAACGGTTCATCATCATAACTCGGGTACATTCTCCACCAAATCTGTGTCAATTCATCACCGGCGCAATAATCATAAAAAGCATACAGCGCAGAGACATGGTGAATGATATTGCTGTAAGAGAAACGGTCAAACACATAAACCGTGTCAGGCTCAAGCTCTGCGGTTCTGAAATACTCAATCCGGTTTAACGCGTAGAGACTCATGACGAAACGGATGTCTTTAACAAGGCGTTCGAGACGACCCATTGCGATAGAGACCCAATCAATCGCTGTTTCACCAGGAACCGAACTGAGAAATCTCGCATAATTCCCGTATTGACCGTTGAGATACGCTTTAATCATAGTGCCGGACGGAAGGTCGTATTGAGGGAAATCGACGCGTTTAACTTTGATACCGTCAACTCCCAAACCTTTCTTCTCAATGAGTTGAGTGATCGAACCCTTCCCCGTGCAATCAACGCCTTCAACCGCCAAGAAGCGATTATTATCATTGAACATGTCCTTTGTCAGAATAATGTCCGTCTCAGTATCCGGCTCATCATCCAAGGAATAGTGTCCGGGTTTCAACCAATTAACTTCACCTCTCCGGATTTTTTTGTTAGCGACTTGTAAAGCCATTTAAGATTCCTCCTTAATTATCCTTAGCGCATTGAGCATAAAACAGGCGATAAAGTTCTCTCTCCTCATAGATAGCTTCAATGCGAGTTGTGGCGATGGATTCTGCAATGCGTCTTTCCGCCTCTTCACCAACAAAAGTGCCTTTATACTTCTCGACAATCTTAAGAGCTTTCTTCAGACGTTTTTGTTCTTTTTCGTCTTCAGAAATTTCTGCGAGAGTTTTCAAACACTCAATAGTATCAACGAACATTCTTTCATACCTCTCTTTCTCATAATCGAGTTGTTGAAGTTCCTCCGGTGTAAACAAATAACCGGTACGATGTTCGCACAAACGAAAATCTTCATACAGACCCATCATATTCTTACGACACCGTTCGACTCGAAATAAATTGCAAAATTTCCACGTCTTCTTTTGAGCTAAATAAAGAGTGATGTCTTTACGTTTCGGTGAAACGCAAATGACATCGTCTTTATAGTACAGAATAAAGAAGACTTTCTTTCCTGTAAGACAATCCTCCATTGCGATACACCTCACAAAATCTTCAGATTAGCATTCTGTGCTATAATATATAGACAAAAAACGAGTTAAAGGGGTGCGTTAGAAACTCAAAGAAGGTTTTCAATTAAGTTTCTAACTGCTACCCAAATGACCAAACCCTTGGCTGTCCGACTCCCTTGATTCGCGGAGGCTAACAATTCGAAAATTGCGCCGAACTATCTCAGATATACAAGTCCAATGCACTACATTGAACGAGTCAATACGGACGATTGCTGCCCGGATATGCTGGAATGCGTCTATATACCACTAGGCTCTCAGCGTTCCCCCAGCGATCAAATCTGGGTTAGGAGCCACAAACGTGCTTTGATGGAATAGACTTCACGGATACTTTTTTGCGTAAGCGAATTCATCATATGAACCCTCTGACCATAGCGCGGTCCTGTCGTGTTCAAAGAACGCCAATTATGTTTGTATATCGTCTGGCGGGATTCCACGGAAGCTATCTGTCTGTCATTACAACAGGTTTAAGTCAGACCTCTTGGATAGGGCGGTACTCGGAATTATCACAACCCAATCGGCCACGCTACTCTACTGACACCGTTTCCATACTGAAGTTCGTTAGAATCAATAATAAGAAAAATTCTTTAAACCAGTCGTGGGTGAAATTTTCACGCCTCCTCAACAAGTTGCGGCGAAATACCGACTTCAATCGCAAACCTTTAAACCTCCTCCATCTATAATAGAATTTCTCAGAGGAAAAAGTTCCTGTCTAAACCACTACATGACATTTTAAAACGTCCTGCGCGGTATATATGTCCATAGGTAATCTAGGAAAACGCCACCCTCACCCGTCACGTATTTTCCGACCGTATCCCTCTACCGGCTTCTTCTGAGCACTCAAGTTCTTTGCCGTTATTCCGCTGGTTAATCAATGACTAGGCAGGGACTGTTATTAACCTTACACATAGTGTAAGTAAGTGAATGCCCAATCTGGAATAAACCAGATTTCTGATATATAGGTATAATTCCTCCGCAATCTCAATCATGTAACCTGACGCGAAGCGGGGTGTTTTAGCGTTAGCCATCAACCACATATAGTCGTGTTAATAGGTTGTGTTTCAAAATCGAAGAAAAAAAACGCGCCGTATATTTTGATAACGACGCTGATGAGGCAATGCCTCCTCTCTTAATCAATATGCGCGACGATGTGTGTGACGACGTGTGCGATTTGCGTAGCGATGTGCGCAGTATGCAACCACGCACTCCACCAGCACTCTCTGAGAGAGCGCGTTCGCCACATCTTCAAATACGACTTCTCCGCTTTTGTCGAGACCGACAACGACCGGTCGGCCATCGACACCGTATGATATGTCAGCGACAATTTCGTTGTCGCCGACAACGACGAGATATTCGTCTTCAAACTTCATCATTCTTATCTCCGTCCTTTCAAAACGGATCGTAGGTTTCTTCATATCAGTAGTGAGTAATCCTACTTAACTCTTCTACGCGGATATAATATATAAATATGGGAGAGGGTAATATCGGATTAAAAATCTCGTCCATACAATAAATTAGAGAAAAAAAGAACCCGCCCGTCAGACAACATGACGGTACCGGGCGCGAGATTGTTGCCGGTAGTTGCCCTAGGGCGGGGTGTGGGCATTTTAGTTGAATTTAACCCACCAGTCTGTCATTTCCACATCACCGGTCTTGGTATCGACACGGTACGTGAAAATGACCTTGTTGTACTCGACGAACGGAGAACCATTGGGATAGCAGTCTGTTCCCTTACAGGTCACTCCGCTTGCGACCAACGTGGCAGTTCCGACGCCGGGCTTGCCGTAATTGAGGCTGACGCTAATCACGGCATATGACATATCATCACAGCTGCTGCCGTAATGTATGTTTCCGTTCGTCGCGTCGAGTTCGATTTGCGCAGCAATAGTTTTCTTTGCGCGCTTAACGTTGAAGTGTGTCATTAGTTATCTCCGTCCTTTCAAAACGGATCGTAGGTTTCTTCATATCAGTAGTGAGTAATCCTACTTAACTCTTCTACGCGGATATAATATATACTTGAAAAGCAAAGCTATAGCGGACTGAATCAATTTGATTCAGTCCGCTAAATGCCGTTTTAATAGAGATCGTCTTTAGGTTTGAAGCTTGGATTATCTTTTTGATACATCTCAAGCCACCTACGTTTTAATTCGACGATAACTTTATTTCCGTACATTGTGCAAAAGATTGATGGGGTCATACGTGCTAACACACCCGCTGGTGCGAAAGTTGACGAAATTTCTTCATCAGGTCTATCTATTGAATATGGTTCTTGTCCTTTTGCGATGAGCTCCAGTAATCTTCGCATAGGTTCGCTAATCCTATGCCGTTCTATTATGAACTGCTACATGTCTCCATGTAAGCTGAGACTATATCATCATCTCATAGAGATGTCTCCCATTTCACTCCGCTTGGAGCTACGCCTTTCGGCTAGTCGTTGAACGTTCTAAAAAATCTCGATTCCTTCATCAATATAGACAGTATTTTGTACAATAGAAAGATTGGTGTCAACTATTTTCTTCCTGGTTCTATACAATTTTTTCGCAACTTTTTTAGGAACACCTTTTTCAATAAGAGTTTTAACAATCTTCTTCTTAGACGTTCCACAAATAATTGCTCTGTCTATAGAGTTGAAATAAGTTCTATAAACCACAAACGAATTCGCAAATTTCAAATTCAAACCTTCAGTAAGATATTTATAAACACTTTTTGACTTAATTTTTGATATGGTATCATTAGATACACCGGTTAAATCAGAAATTTCGCTCCGCGTATAATCACCAGTTTCTAACAATTCGATCACTTTCTTTATATTGGCGATCTTATATTTGTTATTATGGTGATCTTCACCTTTAGGGAGAGATATGAGATTATTATCATATGCGTGCTGAATATTCTCAGATTTTGTACACCATTCAAGATTTTCTAATCGGTTATCTGTTTTAATACCATTTTTATGATTAACATCAGGAAAATTTTCGGGATTTGGTACAAACGCTTCCATAATCAATCTGTGAACAAATTTATGCACAGTTTTACGTTTGATATACATACTGTATCTCAAATACCCATGTTTACTTAAAAACGGTTTAAGAAAATGACCAGTTTTTAAGTTTTGTAATCTCCCATCTCTGTATATCATATAATTCGTGAGTTTGGAATTGACGTATACAACTTTTCGATCGTCACTATCCACAAATATCACTTCTCTCATCAAAAAATTAAGAATGTGTTTAGTGGTTAATAGAAATGAGTCTTTAGTTTCGCTGCGGATTGTCTCTATTCTCACTCTTTTTACCATACCTGAGTAGTTAATTCAGCCGCGTAATACATTACTGCTTACGTTTGGTAAATGAGACCTAACGAGATGTTCCCGCAATTAAGGAGATTCTAATATGTAGTCACCTACATATAGGGTCAGTATAGGCCGTTTACATACTTCCAAATATCTTCGCATAGGTTCGCTAATCCTATGCCGTTCTCTTATGAACTGCTCTACGTCTCCGCAGAAGTTGAGACTATATCATCATCCATATAGGATGTCCCCCATTTCGCTCCGCTTGGAGCTACTCGCTTTCGCGATAGTCGTTGAACGTTCCTTCTATAAGAAGGCTTCGCTGCTGATTATCTTTATCTTACCGATTTTTACACTTGGTACGATAAGCATATCAAGACTTCCCAGCAATTAAAGGAATTTTATCAATGTTGATTTCTCAACAAAGCCACTATTTGTGTTAATGGCTGTAAAATGGACCAATTTATCCAATAACTTCACATAGGTTCGCTAATCCTATGCCGCTACTTAGCTGCTGCATGTCACCATGCAGATGAGACTATATCTTCACCTCAGAGAGGTGTCTCCCATTTCGCTCCGCTTGGAGCTACTCGCTTTCGCGATAGTCGTTGAACCTTCCTATTACAGGCTTGGCTGCTGATTGTCTCATAATGAGAGTTTCCAGCAATTAGAGAGATTCATATCCGTGATCACTCACGGATCGGGCAATAAATTTACCTACATCAAGATAGTCCTTGTATTTGATGAAAAATTTAATCAGAACGCCAAGATGAACTTTAACACCCATGATCTTTCCATCTTCTCCACCGTCAACAACCACAGCCTTTTCACTGAATTCCAGACCGTTGACATCTCCACCACGTCTCTTAATCTCAGCTTCCTGTGCTCTAAGTCTGGCAAAATAAGCATCGACGATCTTCTTCAAAGACGGAGAAAGTTCTTTAGGTTCGACGGTTGTGTATATTCGTATATCTTCAATCACTCCAGCATACTTGGATTTAACCGGAATTTTACCCATAAGCGTGATTTCTTCTTTCAACTCTTTACCAATGTTAGCCAACATCTTGTTGAATGAAGCGTCCTGAGATGAATTATCGTATATAATCAGTGGGTCATTTACATTTACCTGCTGACCTATTTTGACGATGTAATCAACATTCGAGTTCATTCCAACTATAGCTTCTGCTTCCATACATACTTCAGTTCCTAACTTCTTCGAAAGTTTATCCGTAACGAAATTACCATCTTCGAAGCTGGTATATGTAGCCATGCAAGCCACTTTAGTAAGAGTTCCTATGTTGAATCGTACACCTTCAGCCGGAGAACTCGAAAAGTATCTTTCGTTATATGCAAGAACAGAATTTTTCTTAAAATAAGTTCCCGGTTTAAGTGCGTCTGTATTCATCTTACTGGGCAGGTAAAACCCACCTGCTCCATTTTTGACGACTTTTGAATTAGCGTTAATAACTTGACGTTTCAATTTTCCTTGGAGATTCTTATATTCGATTACAATAACCCCGGTCTTATCGTCTCGTGAAATTACCTTACCATCATCTTTCGCTACTATACAGAAATCAGTAGAAAGATGATAAGGTAAAACTTTTTCAGCACCATTTGATATTAGTACCGGAGACGCATGTTCTACGGGGATGATGTGCTTGCTTTGTTTGACAGCCATTGAGACACGAATCTGATCATCCCGATTCAATCCTGGGGTAAGCATTTCAGCCATACTAAAAATATTAGAATCATCCAAATCTCGTTCATCCGAAGGTTTTACATACCCACGACCATTGACCACGTTCGGGTTTATAGTCAAACTTTTGGTGATGCCGACATTAGCATCTGGAGATTGCGGAATTGCTATAACTCCAACCATGCTCTTGTCGTAACATCTACGTTTCAATGTGTAGGCCTCTTTCAAATTTGTCCCGCTGGGTGTTGTGTTCACATAGGTTCGCTAATCCTATATCGCTCTTTTAAGAGCTGCTGTGAGTCCCCCCACAGACCAGACTATATCTTCACCTCTATGAGGTGTTCCCTGTTTCGCTCCGCTTGGAGCTACTCACTTTCGTGATAGTCGTTGAACCTTCCTTCTAATATAGAAGGCTTGGCTGCTGATTGTCTCTATTCTACCGATTGTTACACTTTGGTACGGTAGACCTAACGAGAGTTTCCAGCAATTAAGGGAATTTTTGTTATATGATTACTCATATAAAGAGCCTCAGTTAACCCTTGTCGGTCAAAAGATGACTTTTCTCAACCTCTACAATAGGACTGAGTTCAGAAACATCTTCAACAACTTGTGACTGCATTATATCTTTGATAATCGTTCCTTGTGGAATCGAAATCTTCGTCGGATTCTTATTTCCCGAGGTCATTCTGTATTTACCGTATGCCTCAGAGATCGCTTTAAACGCATATGCATAAGCCATTTCATTACTACGGATTCTATAGTTTCTCATATCGAGTTCGCTGATGTAACTATTATCAGCAAGCAATTTATTTCCTGCTAATAACAACCCCACAAAATCAGTAGGATAATTCAAATCCTCTAGTATCTGAAGAGTTACTGGGTCAATCATCCAATCATAAAAGTTATCAAGAGCGTTAGCTAACATCCTGGTACCAAACAGTACATCGAATAAGCTAACGTATACATCCTTCGCGTCCATCTCGGCATACTCAAATCCGCGAGTATCAACCATTCCAAATCCGTTCATCAATAACGAAACTTCTAACGGGAATTTGTCATATACAAGATAACCATCTGAGAATGGTATAACTCCCTTGTTGACAGCTTCCATTTCTCTAAGACGCGGTCTTGTATCTGAAAATTGGAATTTGACTTCAGCTTTACGTAATACAGTGGTTAAACCCTCGCAATAAGATAAAAGTAATACAAGTGGAATATCTTTCTTCATTATCTTACAGCGAGTGTACATGAACCGTCTTCCGGATTTAATATCTGCGAATTTCTGTATATCGATTGAATCTCCAAGATATTGGATAACGTGATCACAAATTCCCATTATTGGTGTAGAATCAACGTTTTCATCTTTGATTACTTCGGGGGTTTCGACGGATTCTTTGGAAGCAATAAATCGGGAGAGATTAGATCCAATTTCTCCAGATTTTTTTCGAATTGTATTAACGAATCTTTCAAACGGTGTATAAGTAAGAACTTTACCATCTTCGGAGAATATACACCCTTCAGACTTTTTGATTATCTCAATTTGAGTGAGTCGTTTATCACCATACAGTTTATCGATGAACTCCAAGTCTGCATCCGTAAAATATCCGTTTCGAATAATTAGTCGTCTTTCATCTTTTTTTCTAGACACGAGATTCATTCCATAAATTTGTCGATTACCTAGCATTATCATATAGAAGAAATCACGCATTCTTTTAGTATATTTATCAGCCGCCTGTTCATATGTGAGAAAAGGACCTGAAGTATCGTTAAATATACCTCCATAGCTGAATATATAAACTCCGGACTTACGACGAACCATTGTTACAAAGTGTGAGACACATTGCATAGTTGCAGATGAACCGTTCTCTACATTAAAGAATCGAGCAAATCTGTAGATTCTAGCAGGGATGTTATTTCGTTTAAAGAAATAATATGCAAATATTGCTTGGTCAAAACAATTTCCGATTTTTTCTCGTAAAATATCTTCTGGCCAATGAACTTCACCTAACCATTGTACTGGTCCATAATTGTTGCGTTCTTTGTATTCCGGCCACTTGATGTGATTAGCTTGAAACCAGGTGACCAAATCTTCGAAAGTCTTAAATTGTTTGCAGAAATCATCAAGAGTTTTGTATTTCTTAGTATAAACAGAAATCTTGTAATCTTCTTGAACTGGTTCCAATTCTCCTGATTTTATCAACTCCAGAGCTTCCTTCGCAACCTTCTTTTCTTTCGGAGTCTGGTATTGCTTAGACCAAGCAAGCAACTTGTAAAAAACTCCGGTAATCTTAGGAATTCTGATAAATCTAAAATCTCTAGAGAAGAAGTGAGTAGACCAAAGATTGTCTCCACCATCCGCATACAAGTAATCTTTCTGGACGATGTCTTTATTCAGATACTTGTCGAGATGTTCGGTTTCGGAGTATTCTTGCACTGACCATTCTGTACTATCTGAGACTGGAGCGTCAAATCCTTTATTTGGACTTGATAACAGTAATACTTTGTAGAATTCGGTAACTTGTCCAGCTGCATCATACCAACTTTTGTACGGTCCAGTGATAATTCCATGACCAGGTCCGATGTAAAGCCAAGCATAAACATATTTTCCACGTTTAAACAACGGGAATATATGACCAGCTGAGGTTCCGTTTTCGAGTCGTATGGTGAACAGCGCCATACGATGTTCAATATGCCGTTTCTTGAAAAAGAAGTGCATCATGACAGACTGGTCGAGACAATTCCCTTTACGTTCTTTAACCAGTGTGTCAGGCCATCTCATTTTATCATTATTGGCTTTATCGTTCCAAACGACCTTGTTGGCTATAAACCAATTCATCGCATCTTCTGGGGTTTTACATTCGTCACAAAATTCCTTAAAGTTTTTAGCCTTAGAAGATTTGAATTGTTTAGCCGATTCTTCTATCACTTCCAACATTTCCTTGACTTTTGTAGGAGGCGGTTCCGTCAAGAAACAACACCAATGAAGTTTACCAGATTCATCAAGTTCCATTTCCTCGTAAAAGTTTTCGATACCTTTCTCTGTTTCTTTGATGATAGTTCGTTCATATGGTTCAAAATCGGTTCGTCTTTTCGGTATTGCACCAAACAACTTCGTATTGTAGAATAATTCGAAATGTAGATGCGGGTGTGATGAATTACCAGTGTGACCAAGTTTTCCAATAACTTGACCACGCCTCACATTATCACCTATTTTCACACAAATGGAATTGTCTACCATATGCCCGTACATAGAATAGAACTTACCATTTTCGTGTTCTAAAATGACAGCGTTTCCGAATGCCATTATGTTTTCTTTAAATCCTTTTGTTAAATCGAAATGTTCTTTGTGAACATCAAACGTGCCGTCTTTATTGATTATTGCAACAACCGTTCCATCATTACACGAGAGAACATCATTTCCCAATGCGCCAAAAGTAAGTGAAGTGCCTTTGAATGCAATAAAGTCCACCGCGTCCAACTGATCTTTTAATACCACAGCAATATCTCTAATAACCAATCCAATTGCTTCACAGACTTTCGGTATAGAGCGTACTAAACCAAAAAACGTATCTCCATATTCATCTTTCGACTTATTAATCGTCGACATTATAAATCCGGAGTATGCATTAATTGTGTTTACGATATGGCTGTTAAAACAGAGAAGTCTCTCACCGGGATTTAACTCGAAATTATCCAAATCCAATGGAATAATGTTTTTCTTCCCATTACTGAAGAAACCTTCCTCAACTACCTCAGCCGATTCTTTAACATGTAGCGAATCCTCAGTGATAAAGAACGCAGTGTCGAATTTTCCGGTCTCGTTCATTTCCATCTTCGAGTCATACGCTGTTTCAAAACTCGACTTTTTAAATGCGTCTATTATACCACCTATTTTTGTACACTTAAAGGGGGCGAATCCAGTATGGTCTATACCCCATCCATAATCTTTCCAAGTAGTACCGCTTGTTTCAAAATGCAGATGAGGTATTGTACAATCGCCTGTATTCCCAATTCGTCCAATGATTTGACCTCGACGAACCTTGTCACCTTTCTTAACAGTAATCGAATTGTTTGCCAAATGAGCATAAAGTGTGACAGTCTTATTGTCATGCGCGATTATTACAGTATTTCCTTGAGGACCTACTGTATCGCGTAAACGATTAACGATGCTGGCTTTTCCGATACCATCTTGAACTTCAACGACGGTTCCATCGTCACACGATAACACTGGGAATCCATCCAAATCCGGTGTTAGAACCTGTTCTCTATTTACAGACACTATGTCCATAGCCGCTACAGATTTTCCATATGTCATGTATAAGTCAAAACCTTCCCATCCCATGTTTGTTAGAAAATCGTGTTTTTCACCGTACTTATAAGATTTATAAGCGGTTGAGATGGTTCTTCCTACTCCTTTAAGAGCGGTAATTGTAGCATGAGGATTAAAACAAAGAACACGTGTTCCAGGACTGTTATATTTGCTTAAATCAACTGGAATTATCTTATTACCAATAACCCGATCGTTGGACTCTTCAACGATTTCCATAGAATCCATGTGTTCAATAAACGAATCGATGTCTGTAGATTCGGTAAAAAAACTAAGCGCCTTGTCTTTCACTCGCCGTATACCGTAACGAATGATGACTCCGAGAATAGCGGTGCGAACTCTGAGATATTCGAAATATTTCTTCTGTTCAACAGGTTTTATTTTGCCCTCTTTGTACTCTTTAAACACAGCGTCTGCTTCGGGAAAATATTTCTCACTGAACTCATCTCTGTCTTTTACCGGCGTATTGTAAAACTTGTCCCAGATCTTCTGTTCATCTTCCGAATAGATGTAATAACCAGATTTAGTCTCGTATCCGACATTTTGCTTTCGCCCCCATAATTGAAGCAATTCATTCATATCATCAACATACTGGTCAACAGAATCAAATGGACCTTCGATAACGTTTCCGTTTTTCTGCCTGTAAGGTTGTGGATCGAATTCATACCAACGTCCATCTTTCTCGAACAACGTTATGATATGACCGCAATAACTCTGTTCGGTTTTACCAGTCTTATCATCATGATCTATAAGAATAACGTATGAAGAAACTTGCTTGTTAGGTATACCCTTTCTATTGCAGAAATAATGCATGAACAGAGCATGATCGTAACAGTTACCAATTTTATGCTTGATAATATCGTTCGGCCACCTAAATGGGTGATCAGAACCGGTTTCACCAGGAGGCCAAATGACATGATTCTTTGAATACCATGTGGCAACTTCTTCTGGTGTTTGAATGTATTCACAAAACTCGTCGAAATCTTTGTATTTTTGAGTATATATTGAAGCCTCTTCAATGACTTCCATCGACTCTAAAGATATCCCCTGATGTGGGTCGATTCGCAGTTCTTCGAACTCCCATATAGGGTACCAATCACCTTTTTGTGCCAAAGAATCTTGGTCAACTTTATCAACCTTTTTCTTGTAAGGTCCATCATAATCGGCTGTGAAGACAAAAGTAATTGCGCCAACGTACTTTAATCCAATAGGCCACAGTATGCGTTTATGCCACTCCGGAATTGTTTTCGGGTCATATTTGACGATATAATACTTGCCAGTGTAGTGAACGTTTTTAACTTTCGCCAATATCTCTTCGTTAACCTCACATTCAGCTTGCTCCGCCAACGATTTGTCAGGCTCGACCGAACCACCTGGAAGTTTGTACATTGAACCATAGTGTGAGATTTCTTTCTTCTTTTCGAAGAATACGCAACTTGTACCGTTTACTTCTCGTTTAACGATGGTTTCTACCCTGACTCTGTATTGCTGACCGTCAATAAGATATACTCCGTTTGCTATTCCGTCATTATCATAAATGAATTCCATATTCTTCTTAACGTCAGCATACGTGAGTTTCTTGTCGATATATTGATGAGATTCTTCCACAGCATTTTCGTTTACAGCTTCGATAGAGACTGGCTGGTATGATGCGAAGTTAGCTTCGAGATTATCAGTAGTGAATCCATTCTCTTTATCGTTAAGAGTCCGCATTCTCATACCTACCTGAGTATCATCAAAGCAGTATGACCCATCACCTAAATCTTTGACAAAGATTCTTGTGGGGTAGCCAGGAACTGTATCACCGGGAAGTATTTCTGTCGTAACTGATTCGACAGTACCTTTTGGGTTTGTAGGTAGAAATTTCATAGGGTCATTTTCGTTCACCCGAATAAACTCATGAGAATCGTTTACATATTTCAACAAATCGTGTTGAAGTCTCTTGTCAGAAATACTCGCTTCTACTTCCATATTATCGTCCTGATCAAATATCCAATAATTCAATTCAGTTCTCTCACCAACAATTTTTTCCACCCTCGGTCTGAAAAACTCCATCTCCATACGTACAATTTCATCAGGTTTTGTGTCGAAATAGGATATGATTTCTCCGGAGGGGTGTTTATCTTGTTCAGTAACAAACCGAAATGCATAGTATTTATTGTTGTATTTCCAAAACGCAAATAAGTGTCCAAATGAGCTTTCGCCGTTTTTGTACAAAAATTTCATCCATGCGATTTCCCCGAAACATTTTTTCTTTAAATTTCGCGACCGCTTACAAATTTCATACACAGCTAAAGCTATATCAACACAATTAGCACGTTTGCTTTTCTCGATGTCTTCCAAAGATTGAATCGGATTCGAATTGTTGTTTCCGTTTGAACTTTCTGTGGTTTTGATAACCTCATTTTTCATCCAATTCATGAAAGTCCATGGTGTTTTGAATTTTTCACGCAAAAAGAGCCTGACACCTTTCATGCATTGATCATACTCGTCTTTGCTCATCTCACCCATTTTCTTTCTGAATTCTATCTCAGATATTGGAAAAAAGACAGAGCCACATGAAAAACTCGGTTTTGTAAACCCATAGCGGTTCCAGTTCTTGATAGTGTAGTTGTATTCGATTACTTGAGCACGTAGTTTGCTTTCCTTATCTTTTTCAACCGAACTACACATCAAAAATCTAAGATCGCCGTTTCCTAAATCGATTATGATTCCCCAACGAAACTTCATATCGTCCGCAAAATTAAAAAAAGGAAAGCCTGCGTGATAGACTTCCCCAACTTTCACAGACGAAAGATTCACCGATTCGGAAACAGCGTCGTTCGAATTTGCATATAATGCGTCGAGTTCCTCGTCGTCATATATCGGGTTTGACGCTTCCAGTAACGAAACCCATTCTTCATCGTAATTATCCAGACTCATCTCTTTCACCTCTTTCTTCAAGTAATTTGATGTTCCATTTATCATCGAATATCGATTCTGCATTCTCAGATTCCCTAACTTCAATAATCATGTCGCCGTTTTGCATGACAAGATTCCGTTGCAATGAGTTGGAATAATTATCATCTGAAGTTCCTTCCCAAGGCAATGCAATGTAGCAATTCGAATCGTCTTCAAATATCAAATCGACGTGAGTAATATCACACCATTTCAGCAAATGATCAAAGGGTTTCATTGGTTCATTTATATCCAACCAACGCTCTATGACATTTGCCGATTTCTTAAGTATGCAGAACATCCCTTTTTTCGCTTTGAACTTTTCGTAAAACGTTTTGTGAGGTTCGTAATACGAGTAATTGCGTACGATTTCAAACAAATCAAAATCATGGAGGTCATCGGATGTAAATCGAAGTGTTGAGCATCCTTCAGTAACGAAATCGATAAACTTAATACGCGCTTTCTTCATCATTATCAAACTCCTTTCGAGAAGATAATATATATCCACGATTTACTTTAGAATACCTTTGATTATCGTTCTGTCTCATACGTAACTTCCCTGTTAAAAAAGGACTTCTTTCAATTAAGATCGCTAACGCAATTAGGTAATCTTAAACAAATTAAGACCTTTATAAAAAAATGCTACCCCTACATAAAAAGTAAACAGGGACATTGGGGAGGGCGGTCGGGAGAGATGTGACACTAGAGAGAAGAAGAGAGGAAGGGAGAAGAGAAATAGAAAAGGAATAAATAAATGAAACAAAGGTAATTGATTAGATAAAAAAGATTTTGATAATGTAATTAAAAGAAAGCGAAGAAAAAAGAGAGAAGCGAAGAGGAATGGAGGGGATGGGGGGTTATAGGGGGGAAGGGGATCTGTACTACGAAACCTCTGAAAAACGTCAAAAAAGTTGAAAACAGAGACAAAAATCGTCTCTGTATAAACACGCTTTTTACACCATTCACAGAACTATAACTACGCAAAGAAAGGAGAAACAAAATGATTACGATAGATAAACTGAAAGACTTCAAATTGTATAAAGAACGATTTATTGTTCCAGTAGACAAAGAAGATATTCATAAATCAAGTTGTGTCATTCTGTTTACAAGACACCAAGACTCAATCTTATCAGTTTTAAACAATTCATTCATGGATGATAAAAATCTCTTCAAATATGTGTACAGAGAAAGAGATATAACCTTAAGACTTAAGACTGATAAAATCGTTGAAAAAGGAACACGAATGCGTAATGAATACTACGAAATGTGTAGAGAAAAACTCAAACTCTCCGGTATTATTGCTACATCAAATCTTGGTGAAAAGAATTTCTACTTCGATACATACAGAGAACATGAACTCTTCTTAGACAATACCAAGAAGTTAAATAAATTAACGAAAACTTCAGAATATCTTACAATACTTAATGCAAATTTCTTTGATATACCGATGATCAAGGAATATAAAGTCAAGACGGTATTGATTCAATTAGAAGACTGGATTGATAATATTTCTGAAGATAATCCGGCAAGTTTGTTACATTATGCAAGCTGGAAACTCTTCGATAAATTCAAAGATCTCGGGGATATAGATTTTGTATTTATCACCAAAGAATCAGTGTTTAAGATGAACCCATCAAGGTGTACGAACACTTCCCATGTCGAATTCTTGAAAGCACTGAAAACGTTAAACAAGACTATCGTATTACCAGATAACGAAGATGGCAATGTTACTGATATGATTAACTCAGAGATTGCTATGGATGACGATGATGATTCAATTGATGATGAATTAGCTGAAAAAATTCAAAAGCAGGAAGAACAGGGCAAGACATCTGATGAAATTGCTGAAGACATAATTAATGACCCTGAAGAAGCTAAGAAAATTGCGGATAAGGTTCTTGAACCCATCATTATCAAGAAAGATGCAATTTCTAAACGCGACATGGAACTCAGAGAAAAACAAAAAAGTCTTAAGATGAATGGGATTACTATGAGTGAGTTGCATGATAAAAAGGTCGATTATGCTGAAATTCCGGTAAATGATGTATCTGGTTCTGTCAATACTTTGAATAAGAATATCACAAGAGTTCAATTCGTCAATTTTCCTGAAACGTACAATGAGCATTACTATCAGAAAGACATTATGTCTATAGCTGATGCGATGAAAGATAAATCGATTCCTGTATTTGTACGAGATATGAAAAAGGAAGATACTTCGGATTCTCTTAACCAAAAAGAAACTTACACTTTCTATCTTGAAGATTCTAACCGCGGAAGACATACATTGAAATTTGATATGCCTAAATTCATCGAAGGAAAGTATATGTATCTCAACGGTCATAAAAAGCAATTCAATAATCAAAGAATTGCAAAACCGCTGATTAAAACCGGTCCTGATACAGTGCAGGTGGTTACCAATTACAATAAGATTTTCATGACTCGTCATGGTGAAAAAGTTGAAGCATTATATGAGAAGTTTAAAGAGTTGGTTATTAGTGACCCTAAACACTTCTCATATAAACGTGGTGATTGTTCCAGATTGAATACCGAATATAAAACGACGATCGAATACGATACCTTGGCTAAACAATTTGCGGAGATCACTGTTAAACCTCCTAAGGGAGATAAACTTCACCTTATATTTAGCCAACCAAGGTTAAAGGAAATCTGTTGTACAAAACTCGGAGCTGAAGGACTTTGGAAAAAAGTTCAAGATGAAGGTACTCAGATGGTTGCTGGGTATTATGAAGGATTGAAGAAAAGTTCTTTATATATCTTGGATTTGAACGCATCCGAAATAACTCCATCTGTTACAACCGAATCTGTTGGTGATGCATTTCCGAGCATGGACTACATTGAAAATTCGAATAATGCAATTATGGATTCATTAAACAGAACGCAATACAATATTGATATTGCTGAATCAAATATTGAGAAAGTAATTGAATATTGTCGATTAGAACCTTCAGAGATTTACTTTGATATTCAAACAGAAGATGCTGTGCATGAAGGAATTCTTTCATCAGTATGGAAAGGAATAAAATCTCTGGTCAAAAATCTTCTAAAGTTAGTTCTCAAAATTTGGAATGGAGTAATGTCGATATTTAAGTTCATCTTCAAGAAAATATCAAATTTCTTCAGCGGTAGTTCTTCAGGTGTTTCTAGCACCAGTTTTGTTCCTCAAGAAGTTTCGTTTATCTCTTTAGAATCGGCTAAGGTGGAAACGGTCGAGGTTAGTTCTCAGAAAGAACTTCAGGAAATAATTGTAGAACATATTGAATCTATCAGCCGCGAAATAAGAGAACGGAGTCGAATTCAAATAGAAGCTACCAAAGAAATGGAAGAATTAGTATCTAACGAGAAAGCTGTTCAGGAAAGAGTCGTAATAGGTGGAGAGTTAGATTTACGAGATGAATCTGGACCTGGTAGTGGCGACGACTACCTGTTTTCATTTCCCAGCAGGGATATGGTTTCATCTAAACAACTCGTGACTCCAAGCAGATTTGATAAAAAGTCGTTCGATCTTATAAGCAAAGCTAATGATATGGCAAAAGCATATAATGATTGGATAGATTTGGATATTGAAAGAATAATGCGAACTGACTATAAGCCTCAACCATCTGGTGCTACTAATCCGGATGAATCTGGCAACGAATTCTTTGTACAGATTGCGGTTGCAGGTTTATTACAAGAAGGATGGAAAGAAAAAGAAATTTCTGATTATATTAAAGGCAAATTCTATCGTGTACCTGATAACCCGGAAGATATAAAACGACTTGTAAACATCAGACTGAACTACAATAAAAGAATTTGTAGCATTTTGGAAAACATGCTCCGAATAAATTACTCAATGCTTGGTGTAACAGTTGAAACTTCCAATCAGATTATTGAGCGTTTACGCGAAGGAGATACTGAAGCCATTAGTCGTGTGAATGAAATCATCGAAAAGAATAAATCCAAATTTGTCAAGGAATTGATACATAATGGTTTTCATCACAATTATTTGGATTTTACTCCTATTGGTGGTGGTATATGCTATTATACACATAATGATTTGGCTAATATTAAAGAAATTTTCCTCGGTAACACCGAACGATTTTTTAGTTTAGCATTACGATTCGATTATGTGATATTAGGACACGGCGGTGTAGGTCGAAAAGGTTCTGTTAAGGACAAACTTTTTGATGAAAATTCAGAATACAGAGAACTTGAATATGCTCGTTCCGATATCGAATTTGACGTATCCAGTGGAAACCCTGTAAAACGAGACCCGAGTTCATTTACAGAAGATGAAATGAAAGAATTGCAACGAATACGTACTAAGTTGAATGAAATTGAAGATCGAGCAGGTATCCGATATTGGAGTATACAACCAGTTGCTACACAAAATTTCCCATCTACAGATGATGTGAACGAACTTCTCAGGAATGTTATCGAAGAAGGAAGAATGGCAGGAAAAACTCGTATTAAGATTTTTCTACTCTGCTGCAATGGCGGTCATTTTGTTCTTGACGATAATGTCCGTAATGCTAAAGGAGTAGCCATTGTCTGTGCGTCTAATAAGATGCTTGCTGATTAAAAGCGTAATATAGAGAGAACGTTTGAATGTTCTCTCTATATTTGACCATTTTTACCCAGATAAATCTCATACTGTTTCTCTACTAAAGCGACATATAAGTCTATCACCTTATCGACCAATTCGTATAGTATTGGTTTACTAAATGTGAGCTCCGGTAATCCATATATGCCGTATTCTTTTTCTTCGGTTATTGCAATAATGCTTTTATCGAGAAGATTGACTAACACGTGACCGTGAAATATTCGAGGTTCAGTCCACATCTCGAACGAAAATTCACCATTAAACCACCCGAGATTATTCCAATTATTTGGAGATTTGGTTATACGCACATCATATCCTTTATATGTGAAATGATGATATTCTTCACGAAGTTGACGTAATCCAATTGGAAGTCTGCAAGGTTCAATCATTTTAATCACCTACCTTATAAGCTTGTGAAAAAGACGAGCAATTCGGCATCCACACTGTATACGTGCAGATACCGAATTTATAACATCACAATGAACTCATCATCTTGTAATATCGTTAGCAGAGTTAGAGAAGAAATGTGAATATCACGAGACCCGCAGTATAGCAACAAGTTGCGACAACTCTATTGTTGCCTTCTTTCTCATATAACAACTTGATTTTGTCGACAATTGTATCTTCTCTGAGAGATGGAAATTTCTCGAATGGGACAACGACACTCACGGTCCTATCATCTTCATAAGTTCCAGTGATGACTTGATCTTTAGTGCGCAAACGTCCATTGATGTAATCGAAAACTGACTGGAATTTAATCTTGAAATCAAAATCCATATCTTTAACTCCATATAGATGGTTGAGTTCTTGAACGTCACACAACTTCATGAACGGAATTTGGTCAACAAAGTGTGGTGTCATGTCGGTCGTTTTGACACTCGGAATAGACGATCTACCAATTTCAGTGGCATTTATCAATTCCTCATAGTTGACATTATCATTTTGAGAGAAAAAGATCGGAGTGCTGAATATCCACTTGATGAAGCTATCATCTTTCGATTTACCGGAGAGTATTTCGTATTTGACCGATTCGTATCCGGTGTTAATCTCTAACCATTTAGTTAAAAGATCATGAATGCCCTTATTCTTAATAAGATGATCTGGAGCTTCGGCCAAATTTTTGATTAGGAAATCCTGTGCGTAATTAGATCCCTCTTTGTCGTCATATGATTCGGTCATTTCATTAACCAACGAAGTTCTCACAATCAACTCCAATGAAACCGGATCGATTTTTGTCTTTATATCGACAGAACCGTTATTTTTGGAAACCTCTTCAGAGATCTTTGCGTAGAAGTAATTGAACAGTAGAGTTGAGTCAGAGGAATTCTCTTTATCACATTTCGGATTTCGCTTGATATTCAGGATATTATCAATGATGAATTCATATCTCAACGAGTCCTGAATAATCTTTCCCTTCTTCTTGGCAATATCGCAGACTGATACATTAACCTCGGAAAAGATCGTGTTATTCTTCAAGTACAGTTCGATTTCTCTTAACGCATTTTTAGACATCTGAGAGTGAAACTTTAAACCCGGATTGGTTTCTTTCGAAATCTTAGAAACTAACTGAGCACAGTGGTCATAATCCGAGTTATTTTGTTGAAGATTGATAATGAGTTGCCGTTGTTTTGTCAATGAGTAGTTTCGGATACGAGTCTCAAGTCGTTCCCGGACAAACTTGTTTGAGACTTTTGTTGTAAAAAACAAACCGCATCACCTCCTGTTTGTTTTTTCTCGACCACAGTTAGCGAATCGAACGATTGATAATACTATCGACGCTTCCGTATGCTTCCTCTTTGACGTACTTTGCGACTTTCTTCCAGATTTTCTCGACAGCTCCGGGACCGTACTTCAGCGAGTTACGCAGCAGTTCTTTACCGACAGCTTCGACCAACGTCGGGTCATCGGCGAGAGCGCTACGAATGTACTTGAAGCGTTTCTTGAGTTTCTTCGTCTTACTATCCATATAGATTCACCTCCTTAATGGATAACACAATTGACTCACACTCACCAAGCTATAATATATATCTCAGTATCGTGTTTATCTTACGTTCCTCAGAAAATTAAAAAGCGGAAAAGAACCAGACTTTTTCAAGTCTGGTAACGTATTTTCAGCGTTGGGTAATCGAGCAATGAAGTACAAATTTCATTCAAACTATTGTAAACTCATGGAATTATGAAAATGTAATCGAGTATATATTATATTTTCGTAGTGCGGGCTACAATCAAAATGTTAAAGGAGGATGATTGGTTGTGAAAGATGACCACTATCGCATGAATTGCTACCAGCGATTAGCAGCACTGTCATATCTGTCACAACTCAAAAGACCGGAACTTTGTCACGATTTAAACTACGTCGTTGGATTTGATCGTGAGTCGGGTGCAACTTGCATCACCGGAGAGGCAGCGGACAGCGGCGTCGCAATTCGCGTCATTGAGAAATACAGTGATGTGATGATTGAGGTTTCGGACATTGACAGGCCGACAGCGGAATGGAAAGAATTGAAGATGTATGGTAGGATTCGTCTGAAATACGGCGATACTAACAAACTCTTCGAAATCATCAAAGAGAGCGCGTACATGCTCGATCCAGCGCAAGTTATTGCGGACACATTCGTTCAAGTCACTCACGCAATCTTCGACTATGCGTTGCATAACATCTGTTACACCGATTTTGTCGGAGAAGAGTACGGTTTTGACGACGCGGTCGTTATCAAGGTCATCGGAATGATGAATATTGAGAAGATGGTATACGGGGTCATGCGCGGTAAAATGACGATCATTGCGTTTCCGAAATATGACTACGTTACCAAAGAACAGATCATCGAGGAACTTTCGGAAAACATTTTCGTGTTTGACAGCGTTTACGCGTTCATCGACAGTATTCGCATCGCGGATTTCGAAGGTTGAAACTACTCATCAAAATCATTTTACAACTCGGAGATTGTTTAATCCGGGTTCTTTTTTATCTTTTTTTGCACACTTCAAAAAGAGGTGACGTACATGAAAACGTTTTTTATTGACAATTTTTCTTATAAGCACGTGTTTATTTGCAATGATGAGTATAATCCTGCTGGATTTATCACCAATATCGCACACTATAAAGCCGTTACGTTTCCTGATATACTCACTGATATTTTTAACGGTAAGTATGGCAATCATTTTCCTGAAGGCGTTGTCATTAGTTATACAGCGAATCAAACACAGATTGTGAATCTTCATGTCGATTCATTTAACATTACTGATACCGTTAATGAATCGAATCTCATCTATGTGATTGGTACAGAGGATGATTTCAAATTAGTGAAGAGTTATCTCATGCGAAATATTCGAACCGGTTTCTTAATCAAACCTTTTTACCCGACAGAAGAAGATATCGAAATAATTAAAAGCACTGCGGGTCATCCGATGTTGTTAAAAGATAAACTTGGTATAAAAGATACGAATCTGTTGCTCCAAGTTATGCGAGGACCTGCTGGTGGTTTCTGCATATGGGATTTGCTTAGTAATAGAATTTTTGCTACAGAGGATGGGGGTAAGCACAATGCTTGATATTACTAGTACATCAGGTCTTCTCGATTTCCACAAACTTCCTTCTGGTTCTAAGTATTACATCGCGAATAATACCATAGTCTTCTTTGATATGAATAAGAAGACGGTAGAAGATGTAATAGCGATGCTCGATTCTGGTGAACTTGATAACTTTCCTTTGATGAGCA